ATGTTCAAGACTATGAATCATCAAAACTGTTGTAAATTGCTCATCAATAAATCTTGAAAGATCATGCGCATCACCCCATGTCACGTTGCGTCCTTTTGATTGAGCATGCGCTACAGCGTTTTTGGTAATTTCAATTCCCTGAACATCCTTATAACGTTTTCGCTCTAAAAACTCTATAAACCACCCATCTCGACTACCAATGTCGAGTAACGGTTTGTCAGACTTAACAATCGGTTTAAAAAACTTAAATGCTTGCTTCAATCTTCCCTGTGCTTGATGATTTTCACCAGAAAATCTCTTAGCTTGTGAGTGAATGTATTTTTTATGATCCATTAATAATATCCTTTAAATTAGAACATACACACTCTATTGTGTGTTCATCCATAATTGAGTAAAGTGGTAAATTTATAATCTCTTTTGCTACACGATTTGTCATCGAAAGATCAGTTCCACATTGACGATAGGCAAGATGAGTATGCATAGGATCTGAAAAATATCGACGCACTTGAATATCTCGCTTTTCCATCTCAAAAACAACTTGCTCTGCATTCTCTACCAAAACACCCAGAGATTGAAATGAATGTGAACTATCAGGTATTACTTCTTGATATTGAACCATATCTCCAAGAATTTCTTTGTATTTTTCAATATACATCTTTCTATTTCGAAGATGCTGATCAACATCCTTGAGAGCTTCTATTCCTATGGCTGCCATCATCTCTGGCATCTTTCCATTTAGCCCATTCGATGCTACTATTTTATTGCTATCAAATCCAAAATTTTTAAGCTGCCTTACGTGATCTGCCACTTCCTTGTCTTTAATGCTAAGAAAGCCACCCTCTCCAACAGGAAGAACTTTTGTAGCATGGAGACTGAAAACTTCTATATCTCCAAAGTTACCTATAGGCTGATTACGATAAAGCGATCCCATTGCTGGGGCTGCGTCAAAGATCAACTTTATGTTGTTCTTCTTTGCAATGCTTTCAAGCTCTTCAATCCTACATGGACCTCCAAAGGTATGAACTGGCATCAATGCTTCAAACTCACCTTCTCTTAAGAGCCTCTCAACATCTTCAACACTAGCTGACCAGGTAGAGTCTATGTCTACATATTTATAATCCATTTTGCACCACTCTATCGCTGCTATTGTGGCAGCAAATGTAAAGGAGGGGACTATCACTTGTTTGAGATCTTGTATTTCTTGTAGTCCCTTGAGGGCAAGAATGAGTCCTATTGTTGCATTAGATACTACAACGATTTCCCTTTGTGTTTTAAGATATTTCTGTAAGGCCTTTTCAAACTGCTGCACAAGGGGACCATTGTTAGAAAACCATTCGTTTTCGTGCATATCATAAATATGCTGTTGATATCTTTCAGCAGAAGGTAAAATTGGCTTTATAAAAGGAATCATAACCCGTCTCTCTCCTTGCTAACAACCGATATTCCATTTTGTCTTCTTTAGAAATTCCCAATCCCCTTTAGGAATATCTAAAAACTTGAACAACTGTTCAAGACTTTTTTTGTTGCTCAAGTCGTGTGTATTAAAATGATATGCATCTGTTATATCGGCTGCAACTCTCTCATACAATTCCCAATATGCCTCATACGATGTTCTCACATCTTTAGCTGAAATTGTCGGTGCATATTTGCACCAATTACTCCATTTTTGATCAGGAAGTATAAGTGACCTGTTTTTGCATTTTTTCATATATGACTCTACTACTTCTTCCTTAGATCTATGTAAACATATAATCTTAACATCTATCTTATCTCGAATATAGTCAACTCTTGGTACTAAGCTTGGAGTCACTTCACCAACTAAAAGTCCTTTTTGAGCATTGCTTTCGAGCCATTCAATTAATCGATCAATTTTATGTATATTCTTATCTTCATGCCACGCAGTGAGATATTGTTTCTGCTCGTGACCAACTATTGTATTTTGACACGCTCCGACTAACTTTTGAAGACTTGTTGTACCCATTCTACCAGTACCTAATCCAATAAATGGTTTTCTAATCAGTACCATTTCCGCTCCTTTTTATGATTTTCGCTGCCATCTCTTCTCCATCTCTTTAGCCTTTGATAATAGTCCTCTTTTGCGAGCTTTAATTTCTTTTGCAGGCACCCCTGCATAAATTTGCCACTCGTTTTGTTCTTTTGTTGCTAGTGAGCAAGCTCCAAGTACTGTTCCTTCATTTAATCTAACACCTGGTAGGACTACAGAGTGTGTACCACATGTGACATATCTACACAGCCTTACCTCTGCTTTTGTTACATCTGTGAGATCGCTATCTATTTCTGGACCCATCAAATAATCTCCATTATAGTTATCATTAACTGAGTAGATGCAAGTATAGGAAGAAACTCCACAAAAATCCTCAATTACTATTCCGCCTCCTCCAAATAAAGAAACATATGCTGCAATATGGATATGGCTTCCTAGATCAATATATCCACCTATTGCACTGAGTATGCAAAAATCATCTATTCTTACATTGTCTCCAATAGAAACATTCTCTGCACCATATATTGAGGCCTTGTCACTAATGAGAACATTGTCTCCTATATTGTTAAAGCCTAAATTCTTCAAGGCCACTTCAGTTAAAAAAACCACTTACTTCACCGCTTCTATTATCAAATTACTTTCTGCTGCAGATCTGCCCTCTATATTACATAACTCTATGTATGAACTTTGATGATGTACTTGCTGTTGTACGTTTCTAAATCCTGCTCTCTCTAAATTTCTCTTCAACAATTCAAAATCATATATACACTTATGATGATATCTATCTAAGGTTCCATAAAAAAGAAGATTTAAATACTCTGCATCTGTTCTTCTACGAAATTTGAGCTTTTTTACCCAAGGCTCATTGCGCCAAGAGCCATCGAGATACTTTGCAATACTATCTTTTAGTCCTGGCATTGCTATCCTTATAACACCGGTGAGACTCAAGACTCGATGCCAATCTCTAAGTATCTTCATTCCCTCACGCTGAGTAAAATGTTCAAATACATGTTCATTAAAAATATAATCTATGGTATTTTTATCATATGGTAAAGGTTGTAAAATGTTATGTTTTAAGTCTATCCAAGGATGATCTTTAATATCTATATTAATCCATCCCTCAAGAGCCTTTTTTCCACATCCAATATGTAACTTCATACAACTAGGTACTCCTGTCCCCCATCTTTTTTGAACCATGGTCTGGTTTCAAGCCCTGCCCAAGCATCTAATGTAGCTCCCATGTCTATGGATATTTTTCCATATTCATCTCTTAAAGTTATTCCTATATCTTTTCCAAGCACGCTTAATCCAAAAAGAACCACACTAGGCTTAATGTTTTCTAAACTCTTCAATATCTCTTCTCGATCCAAAAGCGAAGTCGGATTGGGTACTTGAGTATAAGAAACATCAGCCTTTAGTAAGCTGGAAATCTTGTTTTTCTTCAACTGTTCTACATTGCAGCTTATGATATGAACAGGACGACCGGCCAGGAGCTTTTGCCACGCTTCCACTGTTCCTAATTCTCTTGTCCTCACAATCTGATGACTACATATTTTTCTAGAATCAAGATTAACCCTCCATTTTTTTAGTTCTTCCTTTGTAGGAATCCAATCTTCCTCTCTGAGGCGAATGTACATCCTTTTAGCTACCCTCTTATCTAAGAGACCTACAACATCTGCTTCTCTCAGAGCTTTAAGCGTATATTTGCCAACAGAGTCGAGAGCTTGCTTTTCTTCCTCAAAACCCCAAACTTGCACATATTTATTCCAAAATCCAGACCGTGGTGATGTTCCTCTTAGTAAATACATTTCTCCATCCCCTAGTCGCATCAAAGCAAAAGGAGTATTGTGAGAAATATGCCGGCGCACACTCTCTACCACTTCCATGTCTGTCATCATATCTAACATTTTATTTTTCCAATAGATGAATTGGGAATGAATTAGCTAACTTGTCGAGATCAATATCTATTTTGTATTGAGAAAACTGATTCTCAATCAGTTCAAGCGTAGTTTCTTTATTGACTTTAAAGGAGCTTCTGTCAGATCGACCAACAGACCTAAAATAGTCTATGAATTTAAATCCTTTACCAAGAACCTCACTTGAGGCCTCAATCCAAAGAGAGGGAATCTGATATGCATCAGCTACAATCAATCCGTGAAGTGAGCTTGATATTATTTTCTTACAACTCTTAACTTGATCTACAACAGAATCTATTCCTGCACAGATATCTATCGTAAGGACACCATTTTGATTCAAATGTTTATATAAATCTTTCTCACAATAATGAGGTATAATTCCCAAATCAAACTTAGTTTCAACTTTTGGATTATAAAAACGAGGATACAACAGTGCTGGATCACCATATATCTCAGGACAATCGATTCCCAATTGTTGTAATCTCTCTCGAGTTGATGGTCCACGTACAGCACAGATATGAGGTCTTCCTTTTACCTTCATTGAATTTGACAAAAACCCAGTGCCCCAGACTGTGGTATTTTTATTTGCCCATCTCAAAAGACTTCCAATTGCTAAAAGATGTGCTTGCTTCCTGTGCGTATTTCCATAAACAACTGGCATATCTATGCCTGTAAGTTTTTTAATCAAAACTGGCGACAATATGTCTCCCCAATTACCATTGTCAGGAGCTACTTTGAGTGGGATCATCTTTGTTCTCCCTTATATTCACAATAGCGAAATCGTTCAAAGTCTCTTTGATAATATCTCTTAAAATGTTTATATAGTTTTCCGTTTTTACCTGTAGCCTGAGTGGAAGATTTTGTTGTGGGTGCATGAATACATAGATGTCCTTCTAAGCTATCTAGAAATAAAGGTCCATATTGAAAAGCAAAATTAATTCGTTTTGTATATTCAAGATGTTCATAGCCATGTCCAGCATATTGTTCATTGAAGCCTCCACATCTTTTTAAAACCTCTTTTGTAAAAAACATCAATTGTCCTGTTGTTCCATGATCCCCTATTGTTGTTGTTGTTGCATAGTGTGTTGTATTTCTTCGCGCTCTTTGAATCTTATTATGATAAGAAAAATGCTGTATACCGCTTTCTTGTGATGTTCTGATATACCATTCAATCCACTTCGAATTTTTTATTACTATATCATCCTCAATTAAAAATATATAATCACAATCATCTAGCACATTGAGTAAGCGATTTTTATTTTTAGCTATTCCCACATTTGGTCCCGATATCCAGTCGTGGCTCTGTTGGCCTAACCACTTATCAGTCCCATCTGTACTTCCATCAGAAGATATTATCAATCGACATGTTGAAGAGATTGTGTTTGCAAAGCCACTCAAACACTTCTGAAGTAGATCTAAGCGATTATATGTACAGACTCCTATTCCTATTTTTGACATATTTGCTCCATTGCTCTTTTTATGTGATCTTGAAATCTGTATTGCGTTTTTATAAAATCATATCCTTGTTGCGCTATTTTTTCTCTTTTGAGAGGATTATTAAGATAATATTGAACCTTCTCTGGCATAGAAGACCAGTGAGCTTCGACATAATGTATCCCATTCTTTAGTGGGCTCCATTTACAAGTCTCACTGATAACAAAGCACTTGTTACTCATCAAAACTCCTATTATGCGTGCACCTTCAAATATAAACTTACTGCGGTGGCCATGTATGTTGAGATAAATGCCAGATGAATCTTTTTCTAACTCTTGCCAGTATTTTCCTGTAATTACTTTTACTGTTTTGGCAGTTTTTGTGGAAATCCTTTGTATTATTTTCTGTCTATACTTACTAAGATCACCAATGAAGATAATTTTTTCTTTCTTCTCTACTGTCTCTAAACATTCAAACATAGGATGATATCCTATAGGACAAAAGATATGTGGCTTACAAATTTTAGAGTAGGAGCAGTTGAGATAGCTCGCATCAAAAATACAATCATATTGATGTTGCTTCTGCGATATCTGTCTTCTCCATCTACCTACCCACAGAGGTTCAAAATTATATCCTACCTTATAGGTGTCGTCCACAATATTATGTTCTGCATAAAAATCGAAAAAGAGAGCTATGTCAAAGTCAGCAGAATACTCTTTCTGTAAAACCACTTCATAGCCAAGATTGTCAAGACTATCTACACAGGCTTCCGCAAATCTACCAAATATCTTATTTGGGGGACATACTACGAGTATTCTTTTCATCTTATCCTCTTTTAAAGGCGTGCTTCAAAAATTTGCTCTAACTTTGACAAAGTTACATCCCAACAAAAGGTGGCCGCATGCTCAATGCATCGAATCTTCATTGCCTCATATCTCGGCTTATCTTGCAATAGTCTTACCATAGCGCGGGCCATATGAGTTGGATCAAACGTATCTACTACAATACCTGTCTTATTATTGATTACAATATCTTCAATTCCAGGAGTCTTGTAAGAAACAACTGGTGTTCCACAGCTGATTGCTTCCATGCAGGTGTTTGCCCAACCTTCAAATCTGGACGAATGAATAAATACATCTGCTGAGCTGTAGATTGTTGGTAGAAAATCTTGATCCGGACAGCTCCAGTGTTTTGCAATAATTCTTCTTTGCTTTGGTATGCTGCGTTGAGAATAATGAATCATCTGCAGTCCTGATATATGTTTCTTTGCTAATCCAACTGCCTCTGCTGTCCTGCCTCCACCTTTCCAATCGCTTGTCCCACCATAACCAAGGGCCCATACTCTGTTTTTTGGCTTAATGCTTGCTACAGGCCTCATTCTTTCGTGACTTGGTGCCAACACCAATTCACACTTTTGATTAAAATCTTTTTCTACTATATCCCGCATCCATGTGGAGTTGGCATAATAAAGCCAATTTTGACCATAGGGATCAGAAAGGAATCTATCACGATCAATCTTTTTCCCGTGCTTTTCGGTTGGCTTATTCATACTTTCCAACATTACTACTGAGTATACTTTGACTTTTACTTTTGTCATTCTACCAAGGCGACGAGCAGCTCGGCCACCCGTAGCGATAGCAACATCGGTTTTAAAATGTCTATAGTCTTTGATTGGTGCTAACTTAAAGCTATCATAATCTTTTAACCATTCAGGCATTATTGTATCTTTAGTTAAAACATACACATCATGACCGCGATGACCGAGTCTCATGGCATATTCGCAAATTCTTTTTACACCACCTCTTACGTCGAGGCCATCCGGACAAATAAATGCTATTTTCATCTTACTCTCCTTGCAAAACATAGAAGTTCTTCTTCTTCTGTATATTCCATATATTCTGATTGCCATCCGCTTGCTTGTAGTTCACTAGTTAACAAATCCTTATCGTATTCTCTATAATGATCTGGCTGACGAGTAGAATGTATACCAAGGTCATCTCTCATTTTAAACTCCCAAGTATTAGTAGGAACAAGTAAGAGAAGCTTTTCACTTGTCAATTGTTGTAACAATGGTATTGGCTCAATCACATGTTCTAAGACATGAGACATCAGAGTTACGGTATATTGCCCAGCTAATCCAGGTAGGACATTAAAGAAGTTGTCTTCTATGATTCTGATCTTACTGCTATTGAATCTCTTCGAATCTTTATGACATACAGGGCTACTTTCTATACCAATTCCGCCTCTACACTTCTCTGCGAGAGCCTTGAGAGTTTTTGCATTACCACAGCCAAGATCTAGAATGAAGTCGTCAGACTGAATGAATCGTATAAAATTAGCCTCTCTAGGACTAAAGATTTGCTTTGGATGAATTTTATAAGCACGTACAGCAAGATTTTCCCAATCTCGACGAGCTTGATCAGCTCTCTCTATCAACTCAATTAACTTTTTACGATGTCTATCTTTCATCTCTTCTTAACTCTCTCTGGTAGTTGATCGAAACACTCAGCAACATGATCAATTAATTTATATTTAGCTTTGATAAAGTCATATCCACGTTGTGCAATCTCTTTACATTCTTCTGGGTGTTGTAGGTAATATTCAACATTAGAAAAATCATTAGTTTCTATATAATGCTCTTTATCAATAAGAGGAGAGGTTCTACTTGGTTCACTTATTACAAATTTTCTATTGCTTAGCAACATTGCAATCACTCTAAGGCTTTCAAACATAGGACTATGAGGATTGTTGTGAATGTTTAAATGAACATCAGTATTATGTATGATTTGACTCAACTTCTCTGTATGTATTTGCTTAGTCTTATCCTCAACATACCACACCTGTGTACCTGTATGTTTTTCTATGCTCTCTATTATCCTTCGTCTATGCCACTTTCTTGAATTTGGATTACGTCTTCTTCGACTGCTTGTTGGAGAATTTCCTATGAATGCTATCTTATTGTGAGGCCCTATCGCTTGTGGAAGTTCAAATTTCTCATGATATCCAATTGGACAACATAAGTGCTCTCCAGGAGTAGTATATTGAAGATTATTCTCATCACAGTCCCAAATGCAATCAAATTGTGTTCCTCCACATATCCTTCTGTGCCACATCTTGAGGCTTAACGATTCCCAATTGTATGCTATCTTATAAGTTCCGTCATTTTGAGTGCCATATGACGAATGAGCGTACATTCCAAAACTAATATCATATCCGGACTCATATTCTGACCGCATTTCAGCTTCATATCCCAATTCAATAAAACATTCCTGAAAAGCAGTAGCTATAAAGCGAGCAAGAGGATCATAATGATGAGCTATTGTTAAAATCTTCACTTCTCCTCCAGAATATCATATCCTCCAAGAGGCACAAAAAGATCTCTATAATCTTCAAAGACCTCTGGAACAATTTGAGGTAAAAGATATCGACGTTGCTTTTCTATTGTCTGCCAGGCTAACTCTGCTTTTTTTCTAAGCTGCTCAATTGTTTCTTTTTTATCTTTTCTATATAAAATATATTTATGTATAAAATAATCTTTTGTATCTTTAAGATATTTCCAATGGGAAAAAGCTAGTCCTGCTTTTGTATATCTGCTTGATGCAAAACGGACACTTGGGAGACCATTCTTAAATTTACGCGCCTCACTCTTGTGTAATATATAAAATCTATCTACAAAAAAAGAACCGTAACATAGGAGTGGATCTTTTTCTTGTCTTCGAAAAATATACTCTTTTTGGTATTTAGTAAAATAATGTCCAGAGTCAGTTGACATATTATAAACTGTCGCTCGCACTCCCTTTGTTTTATTAACTTCAGATTCTTCTACCGCTGCTCTTAATTTTTGAGCATTGTTGTTGTCCCAGACATAGTCATCACCAAGAAGCATAACAAAATTCCCAGTAGCATGTTCAAACCCAATCTTAGCACTGTGATTCATATTATAGATATCTTGATCTAAAACAGAAAATTGTATTTTTGGACTCTTAAAAGAAGTGACAATTCTTTGTGTATTATCTGTAGATTCGGCATCCATTACAATTACCTGATCAACAACAGAGAGTAGTGAAGCAATTGAATATCCAATAAATTTTTCACTATTCTTTGTAATCCAAATAGCACTAATTTTTGTATTTGGCGATGAATTCATCAATATCCTCCATGTACACGTCATCACAACGCTCACTCAAGACTTCTATCGACCAATTCCACCATGCTATATCTAATAGAGCTTCTATTTGATGAGGTTCAAAACGATACTTAATTACTTTTGCAGGATTACCACCCACTATTGCATAGGGCTCAACATCTTTAGTCACTAGGGCATATGCAGCTATGATCGCGCCATGACCTATATTTACTCCACTTAGTATTGTTGCTCCATATCCAATCCACACATCATTTCCTACAATTACATCACCTTTAGAGGCAACCCTTGGTTCATCTACTCCATATTCCATTCCAAGAACCTTCATTTTGACTGGATAGGTTGTTACTCGACGATAATTATGTTCTGTTACCATACAAAATGTGATATCAGCAGCCAATGAGCAGAATTCACCAATTTGAACACAGTGAGAATGTCCTTCAATAACGCGAAGATTCTTACCAAAATAAGAATTCTTTCCGATTTTTACCTGTCTAGGTTTTTTATATTTGTGTCCCATTTTAGAGTTGCTCTAACGCCTTCTTCAAATGTTGTGTCATTGTATAGTGATTCTTGACAAAGTTGTATCCCTCTTTAGCTATTCGATCTACTTCCCAAGTTGCCATTTCAAGGTAGTACTTAATTTCTGCTGCCATATCTTTACCTTCAACAACTACCCAGTGTTTGTTGTTCTCGAAGGGCGAGTGAAGCACAGGCTCTGTCATGACAAAACACTTATTACTCATCAAAAGCCCAACAACTCGAAGACTCTCTAAATTCTGCATTCTGTTTTGATGAATGTTGAGATTGATTCGAGCATTCTTAGCTGACTGCTTTGCTTTATCTCCATAACGCCCCTTAACAATCTTAAACTGCTTAGGTATTAGAGATTGGACTCTTCGTACTATTCGACGTCTTGGCTTTACGCGAGGATGATTACCATCTTCACCAATAAACAAGGCTATATTTCTTTGCGACACTCTCTTGTCTAGCTCGAATATAGAAGAATATCCAACTGGCATATGAATCAATGGTCTACGAATATTGTAATACCTATAGTGTTCCTTGATGTTGGCTAGGTCAGCTTCCCAAACAGCATCATAAGAATTCATTGCTTCTAGGCGCTCTTCCCACTTCCAATACTTTCGTCTCTTCAAATGAACACATTGAGGCCAAGGAAGAGCTTCTAGTTGATAGAGAACTTTGGTCGTCCGAGGAAGTATTTTACGAATATCTTTATAATCAAAGGGAGATAGTACAACTGCTAGATCAATTTGTCTTGCATATTCTCTAATTTGATCTTTATCACCAAGCCACATCACATTCCAACCAAGCTCCATAAAAGACATTACTAGTGCCTTTGCTAGGTCAGAAAAGAATATATTATCTTGTGGCACTATAATCGCTGCTGTTTGCATTATTCAGTCTCCATTACAAAATCAAAGAGTTTTTTCCAGTAGTAGGATATATCTCTCCAGTCCCAATTTTTAATAACACATTCTCGTGCTGCACGGCCCATATTAAGCCTCATTGAATCTTTGTCTCTCATCATTTTGATTGCATCTTCAAGGTCTTGCTCATTACGCGGAACAATGAGTCCATTGGTACCATTTTCTATGATCGAATCAGTATCAGCGACTCTCGTTGTTATCACAGGAATACCACAAGCCATTGCTTCAAGCATAGTTTTATTATCACCTGAGTTTTCAGGAAACAACACTAAGGCATCTATTGCATTATAAAATCCAAGCATTTGAAGGGGTCCATTAATATCTTCTCCGCCAGGTGCAGAAAACAATTCAACACCAGACATTTGATTACACACTGGTTTAATATGCTCCTGGAATCCTTCAATCGTATGTTTCTTTTCTGGTCTTCCGACCCAACCAATAGTGAACTTTTTTGAGACTCTACGTTTTTCTTTCAGTGGCTTAAAAAACTCTGTATCAACAGCAGAAGGCGTATAGAAAGTATTGGGATGATATTGAACAAAGATTTCACCAAGCTTTTTGCATGGAACACTTACCGCTTCAAACAGCTTCAATCTATTCAAAATATCATCTCTGGGAATATCGTGCTCTGCACCCTCATTCCAACTATGAAAATCATGAACTCCTACTACAAATCTGCAGCTATTGGCTCTAAATTTGGTAGGATATCTCCAGTCAACTGAATAAATGATGTCGTGACTCTTTGCTGTCTTTCCTCTAATGTCACTTCGTAAACCACACATAGTAACATTGTAGTGTGGTTCGAGAAAACGAGAAACATATTTAAAAATTGTTCCTGATTCCCAAACATGAGGACTTAACATAAACATCACACTTGGACGCTTCTTGACTAATATCCCCCATTCTCTATCTATATTGCGAACTGCACTTTCGGCTGTCTTATTTCTTTGAGCTAGCTCCCAAAGATATCCTTTATCTTTCTCTTCTACTGGTTCGTTGTGCCACATATGAAGCACCTCAACACTAGAAAAATCAACCTTTTCGATTCCGTGCTTCTCTATCCTTGTAAGAAAATCTTCTACTTCGTATGATTCTCCTGTGAACACCTCATCAAAACCTCCAATAGCCTCTACATGTTCTCTTTCTACTGCGATACATCCTAATCTGGTGGCCTCTTTAGCTTTGATTGTCTTTAACATTTCAGCATAATCCGAATATGTTTTGCCAATGACAACCGCTGTTTCTAATTTTTCAAGATCTTTTTGTTTAATCAAAAGAGCTTGCTTTTCATTGTCAATAAAATGATCTTTGAGTGTTCTCAACGAATACTTGGGGAACAGTAAATCTGCCTCAACAAAAAGAGCTATTTCGCCACTCGACTGCTTAAGTCCTATATTAAATGCCTTTGCTCTATCAAAAACGGTAACTTCTGGGATGTTGATGTAAGTTATATTTTTTGCCTTAAGGAGGCTAACATAATTACCAAGATCATCTGAACTGTCAAAATCTACTATAACAATGTCATACATGTCTCTATGAAGATCTTGTACTAATAAGGAACGAATAACTCTCTTAGCATATCTCGACCTATTACGAACCCCAAATATTACTGATATTTTCATCTGGCGGCGGTATCTTGAGGTTCTTTGTTTTTCCCACTTGTCAATCATTTCTTGAGGATAAAAGCGTTCCGATACTGGAATCTTGATTGCTTTTGCCTTTAGTCCACTGAAGTCTAGGTCTTTTCGAGCAAACACACTGATTGCCTTAACGCGGACCATAGCATTGCTACTATATCTTGTGTGAAGCTTTTTATATACAGAGAACCTTTCAGGATTCTTATACTTAAACTCTTTTACTTGACCATAGGTGACATCGGTATCTTCATCAAACTGCTCAACAAGGGAATAGAGATGACTTGGAAGTAAAATATCCCCACTACATAAGAACACAACAAATTCACTTACGATATTGCTTACATTTCTAACATATTTAATTCCTGGAGTCATACTCCTCTTAGAGCCAATCTCATCAACAATCAGGAGCTCCCAATCTTCATAGACTTGATCTTTAATGGATTGGATTGAATCCATATTGTGTTTATCTAAAATAATTGTAACCTTGGCCATTATTTTACTTTCTTCTCTCTTTTGCTCTCTCGATAGCTATTGCTGCCTTTGCTTTCATCAAATTACCCGAATCTGTTCCTGATATTTGATTTGAATGATGACGATATAAACAAAGGACTTCTCTTAAGATTCCTAAGTCATGATTGTCTGCAATACGTAACCAAAGATCAAAATCCTCAGCCGGTACCATATCAAGACCATATGTACCCACAGAATCTATTACTGAACTTCGAAACATTACACTCGTGTGAACAAAAATATTCATCTCTAACATCTTTTGTTTGAGTACTTCGGGATTATCTGCTGTACCTTTGATTTGCTTGATCCACCAACTATCTCTTCTTGCAGCTTTGCTATGTTCATCTATTAACTTCACCCACGTACTTAGTAAGTGAACATTTTCGTTCTCTTTTAGATAAGCTACCTGCTTTTCTAATCTCTGTGGTAAACTTACATCGTCCCCATGCTGTATTGCAATCAAATCTCCAGACGCTGCAGCGAGACCATCATTAAGAGACCGACTTAAGCCCTTGTTGACCTCGTGCCATATAACCTTGATGTTTGCATATCTATCAGCATAGTCTTTGATAATTTCTTTTGATCCATCAGTCGAACAATCTTCAACAATGACAAATTCAAAATCCTTAAATGTTTGATTAAGGATACCATCAACTGCCTCATGCAGAAACAAAACACAATTATATACTGGCATAACAACAGAAACTTTATATTTATTCATGGAGTAACCTCAGGAATAGCTCATCATATTGATCAGCCATTTTCTTAAGTGTAAACTGCTCCTGAGCTCTTCTTCGAGCATTTTGTCCCATAATTAATAATTGTTTTGGATTATTATATAACCACTCACAGTACTGCTTGACTTCTGCTCTACTACTACACAAGAAGCCTGTCTGACCATGAATTACTTGCTCTGGCGTTCCACCCACGTTTTGTGTTACAATAGGAATACCAGCTGCCATTGCTTCTAAGATGGCAAGCGAAAAAGCCTCAGTTTTTTCGGTGACGTAGCAGAGAATGTCAAATCCTGCTAGCGCTTGTGGAAGCTCATTACCAAGTTGTGGTACTTCACCTGGAAGCTTAAATTTATGTTGAGCTCCTAATTTATTAATATCATATTGAAATTGTCTACGTCTCTCACCTTCTCCAACAATAATACATTCAAGATTCGGAATATTAAATGTATTAACAAACCTAATCCAATCTCTAGGAACCTTAAACTTTACTAAAGAACTAACCCGGCCGATTACAAATTTATCTTTATTTGGCCTCTTAGGAATACTTGAGAATCTGTCAATATCTATCCCATTATAAATAACTTGATGGTTTGACTTCTGCTTCCCTTTATTTGCATAAACTTGATACTTCGCATTATGCTTTGATACAGATACATAATAATCATATCCAGGTGGAGATGGATCGTTATTGTGAGATACAAGAACTGTCTTTGCACGACCAAATACTTTACGAGTTCTACCAAATTTATTTAGTCTCTGTATCTGTGCAGATTTCCACCAGTGATTAACAATAATATCTGGATCATAGGTCATCACCTTTTGATTGAGTATTTTATGCATTGTCTTTGCATGAGTTGGTCCAGCACTGATAACATCAACAGAGATTTGCTCATCAGCAAATAACTTTGGTAAACCTATGGACCATGATTTAATAAAGCCAGGTGTTACTATTACGTGGTCATATTGTGGTAGTTCTTTAATAATATTATATGCCACCATGCCGCCGCCACCGCTAATAGCATCAATCATTGACATAATTCGAGGTTTGCGTTTCATTATTTTCTCCTCCTAATGATAGGATCTGGTGGATATTTTCTTGCTTTCCGTTCTCGACGAATTGTATAGCGCATTTGTTGACGCTTCCAATCAACTACTCCAAGTCCATCTCTAAACTCTGTATCTTTTAACCACATCGTTTGCTTTAATAAATCATTTTCATAATTAACAGAATATGCTTGAGCTTGAAAAAGAAAGAATGTTCCAATTCTATGATCTACCATTCTATTATATACATCACGATCTATTGCTCCTGTGTATTGTGTAAAATAGGGGTTGTATCCTCCAATTTTACACAACTTATCAGTACTAATGGAAAAATTGCTCGACACCATCATCTTCTTTCGATATGCCCCATAGCCATATTTTTTAGGCTGACTGCGATCTATGTATCGCCGATTCTGCTGTCTCTGCGTATCTTTATCAATATACAATTGTCCTCTTTGATAAGGAGGACTTTTAAAGCGTGGACCTATAAATGCATGTCGAGAACGAATACGTTTGTGAGCTAGCGCATGCTGCTCGAGACATGTAGAATGTAAATAAATATCATCATTCAGCAACAGCGATATAGGTCCACTGGCATTTTTCAATCCCATGTTTATAGCATGACACATTCCAAATTGATCCGACATTCCTGTTTGAAATATTTTAATTTTTAAATGACGCTCTTCTTTGCGCATCTTCTTCATCTGCTTAACAGTATCATCAGCTGAGCCGTCGTCTACTACTATTACTTCAAAGTCTTGTAGAGTTTGTGAGTGGAGATTTCTTACCGTATCACACACAAGAGGAGACTTATTAAAGGTAGGAATAATTACAGAAATTAGAGTCATTATCTCTTAATCTTTTCAAGCTTGTATTTTTCAATTTCATCCCTAATGTATTGTGACACTTTTCCTGTATCCCAGTGAACAACTGAGTTTGTTTCGGTCCAGGCAAACATTGGATCTCTACGAACGCTCTTTGGTATCGATTTCTGAAACTTTCTATACCAAATAGCTAGGGGTCTTATTTTTCTTTGATATTTATATCTATTAAGAACATATAGTCTACGGTTACGACGAAGATACATGTTCTTGTGCTCTCTGTAGCCACCTACATTGTCATCATTGTTTACTGCAAAGCGATCGACTTCTACGTCACAGTGATATACAAACTTTCGTCCCATACAAAATACTCGACGAGCATAATCTTTATCGGCATGGCCATATCTTCCATATTCCTCATTGTAGAACCCTAGGCTACAGAATGTTCTACCTGGAACATATACTGCTCCGCCAGTTCCTTCTCGTGTTAGAGAGAATACTTTATGACCTTTTAAAGTTAGAGGATCAATATCGGCACTACGAGACTTTTTGCCCTCGATATTCGCACCGATCATTCCAACTTCTTTATTAACATTACAACATTCAATCCACTTACGAGCCCATCCTTGAGTCTTTATAATACAATCATTATCCATCTTAATAAAGCCTAATGTCTCAACATTAGCTGCTCGACTAATCAACTCATTTGACGCTTTCCAAATTCCAACATTTTTTGGACTATGAAAGACTGTAACATCATCTTTTTGATCAATCTTATCAAGATAATCTTTAACACCTTCTTCTGTAGAGTCATTATCCCAGATATAAAGATGAAATGGCCATTCTGTATGTTCTCTAATAGATGCTATAGTACCTTTGAGATAATCTAAACGATTATAATTAACTATTAGAATGCTAATTTTCTGAACATTCATTTCAGAGTAACCTTTCCTAAAGATCCTTTGAGATAATTAAGTGCTCTCTGCAGTATATCTACATCATCATTCAACATACCCAAGCCTACATTACATTTGTGACATATGGCACCACGAAATATACCAGTCTCGTGGTCATGATCCAGTACTAGATCTTTTGTCTCCTCACAAATAAGACATTTGCTACCTTGCGCCTCTACAGCCTCATAAAAGGCTGCTGTAGCCTTCTTCCCATATAGACTGGACCTTATTGATTTCATTCTCTTCGTTGGTTGTCGCATATATAACCCCTTATTATAACAATTACTACACAGTCCTTGTGCTATATGTGAGCGAACATTCCCGCATTCCACACATTCTATCTTGCACTTCTCACGACTTTTCTTGTTGGTCTTACTTCTTTCTTGTCGTTTTCCAGGCCGAGTAAAGTAATGCTTCCTGTAGCAAGATGCACATAACCCTAATCCTTTGTGCTCTCGTATCTTATTACAATTTTTGCATTCTTTTTTCATTTGGGTAAACCACTTTCCCAGTCTACAAGCGGCTCTTCCTTGGTAAAATCAACACCTTCTGGTGCTGTATCTTTAAATTTTTCATACCAGATTGCTGGCGATCTTGTTCCATCTAAATATTGCCCTTTAAACATTTCATAAACAGGTCTATTGTTTTTAACATATCTATTCTTCCATCTACGATATCCACCGTACTTATCTTTTCGTCCTGGCTTCTGACGAGCAACTGTTACGTTTCTGTCGTAAACAAACTTCTGACCTATAGCTCTGCATCTAACTTCTATGCTCTTGTCGCAATGTCCCATCTTTCCGAATTGCTCCTCATAATAACCCAGAGCCTTAAAAGTCCTTGCTGGCCAGTAGACACAAACACCTGTTCCATAGTCATGATTGACAAGTAACTCATGTCCCTTTTGACTCATAGCAGTCATATGACTGTTGCGGACTGATATCTCTTCTGCATTTGCTCCTATAATTCCAATTTCAGGAATATCTTCTGCAACTTGCATCCATTTTTTATCCCACCCTATTGTCTTAACGATGATATCATTATCGCACTTAATAAAGCCAAGAGTTTCTCTGCTGCTCGCATTGGAGATTAGAATATTAGACGCTTGCCATACTCCTATATTTTTCTGACCATACCACACCTTTACAGGTACTTGTGCTTCTCGCTCAAATCTCTGAAGAAATCGTACATCTGGTCTACCAGATTTATTGTCATAGATTAACAGCTCATATGGAGTGACAGTATTCAACATAATACTCTTTAGAGCTGCTTTGAGATATCGAACCCTATTATGATTGACAATGAGAATACTTAAACGGTCCATTATAGTGGCTTTCCTATCCTAACAAACATTTCTTCAAATCCTTGACAATATCCTTGATAACCATCCCATACTTGCTTAGTATTGTGAGACATCTGCTCCACCAACTTAGGATTGTCTGCAAATTGCATAATTGCTTCGGCAAGCCTATCTTCATCTACAATAAATGCTGGAACTCGTAGTCCCTTTTTAATTGCACTACCTGCTATCTCTTTACATGGAACTAGTAGTCCTGTTTGTCCGTGTGTTATAAATTCATTCATTGGAGGACCATCGCATGAAATCACTGGTATACCTGACATCATTGCTTCGATGTAAGTTAATCCTAATCCCTCCCACATACTTGGTTGGATTACTACATGTCCCTCTTCGTAGGCAGCGCTATTATATACATTTTGAGTATCGTTGACTTCTTTAATTAAAATATTTGAATATTCACTGACTATTTTCTTAAACTCTTCTTCGTATGTCCTCCATTTCTTTTGTGTAATAATTGTTAATGTAGCATTTGAAGGATTTACTTTTACAGAGGCTCTTATCGTTGCTTTTGCGAAGGCTCTTATTGTTGGACCAACTCCTTTGCGACCATTTTGTCCTCCCCAACCGGCATGTATTACAAACTCTACCTTATCTTCTGCTTTTCTCAAGGACCATGGATACTGATTTGCATTTGCATGGTACTTTAATGACATTAGGTTATGAAATTCATAACCCTTGAGTATATTATATCCTTGTTGAGTTGGACAAAAGAAAATATCACAATCTTTATATTGCTCAATTGTTGGGTCAAACATCTCAATATCAATATAATTGATTGTTGAGACACCTAGCTTTTTAGCAATTGGAAATACGTTAAGATTATTAGGCTGTTCGGCTGTAAAAACTACATCTAGTTGGTTGTCCTCAATCCATCCTCTTACAGTAGCATCATCTACTTTAACAGCATTGCGCTCGAATGTCTCAATAATTGTTACATTATCTCTTGCCCACTCGTCACTAATTAGAGCTGGACGTCTACGACTTAAAGGATAGGTAAGAAAATATACCTCATGTCCCTTGGATTCTATTAAACGAGCAAAGTCCTCACACAATATACCTATTCCCTTGGGATATCTAATGTTAAAGAATCCAATTCTCATAATATATAATCTTTCCGATCAAGATCTCCCATTTCTTGCTCCCACGGAATTGTTGTTAAATTCTCAGCATCTTGCTTAACAATTCGCAGGTCTGTTTGCATCTCAGTACTCACTTTAAATTGCTCAAAAGACACTGTTTTTTCCGGGTATTTCAGCTTGTAGACTTCGTAGTAACGAAGCAATGATCTCTCACGCTGTTGTGGATGAATCCACCCGTAATGCAACAGTTTAATATCAGATTTATATCGATTTTTACGATCAAAAGCCTTGGGTGTAGCTATGATATGTTGTGGTGAGAATCGCATACGAGGCTTGAGACGAAATAGACAGTATCTAAAGAATCCGCCCCACTCGCCATCTACTCGAAATTGGCTAGTATCTTCCCAGAAATGGAGTACCCTAAATTTGGTACTACATCCTCGGTCAATCAAATTATGGATTTCATCTTTGAATCGCGGCTCGAATCTTTCATCTGCGTCAATCTGGAGAACCCAGTCAGCGTTACGTTCACGAGCCATTTGGAGGGTTTTATTGCGGTTGTCAGACTCTTGTCCGTTACCGAAAGGCTTGGTCCCAGGAGGGTTAGTATGAATCTTCGTAACCTTGGGAAAGCTACGAATTATTTCGGGAGTATCGTCCGTAGATCCGTCGTCAACAATCACAATCTCATCTACATAGGTAGAAAGATCAGTGAGCGTTTTGCTAAGGATCCACTGCTCATTACGCACGGGCATACATGCTATAAGCTTTGTCATTTGTCTCGAGCCTTTCTCTTGCGTTTCTACAGTATTGCTCTATATATGTCGATATATATCAATAGATTTAGAGAGAGGCTACGAGTGGTTTATCATAAAAAAATGGACCCACACGAATGTGGATCCATTAGGGATAGTAGAGGATAAGTAGCCTATTTAGAACTACTCATAGTAAGTATATTATATCGATACATTTTCGATTTTTAATTAGAGCCGTCCATAATTTGTCTTGAAGGTAATCCATTATCTTGAGGATATGGCGTTTGAGAAGACCATGGTTGCTCTAGAACCTCTTCTTCACACTTATAACAATAATACATAACGCGGCCTTGAAATGTCCCAAATGGTTGAAGTGTGTTTGGATCACACTCACATTTGCTGGTCTTCAATATACTATTTACAATGTTATCTAATTCTACTGCTATTTTACGTTGGCCTTTTTGATCTACTTTGTCAGCTATTTTAATTATTTTAACTAGATCATCAATCTTCATTATGTCACCATCTACCTTGTCAAGTAAACATGGACTCTACCAGTACCGCCTGCTCCTGCACCTGTAATTTTTAGTGAGAACTTATCTGCTACAACTACTGGCAATGTTCCGATGACTGGAATAAACTCAACATCTGCTCCTGGAGCTGGTCCAGCAGGTGCTCCGTGGAATGCATCAATCCCTGCTTCATCTTCATAGATTACTACCCATGTTGCAGTTGCTGTATCTGACTCTAGTATAACTTTTCCTATAGTTCCACCTGCTGCTGTTGGGAAGATAACGTCTCCAGAAGCGTCAGCAACAAATTCATAAGTCTGCTTGATTACTGCAGGAGCAACTCCTACACTCTCAACTTCAAACGTAGTATTGCCAACTGGTGGAGCCACAAGAGCAATAAATCTATAATCATAGCTCCAAAGTAATTCTGTAGATTCACCATACGGTGGATTAGTTACTCGTAGAGTAGCTGATAGTGCTGTATCTTTTGCAACACTGCCCATGAAGGGGGTTGGCGGAGCAGGTGTTGTAATTGGGAGCAACGAGACTGCTGGCATGGCTACAGATATATGTTGGATGCCATTTGGAAACGAAACATACTTTGTTACTGCTGCTGCTGTGACTGATTGGGTTAGGAACGGTCTCACATCTACCGTAGCGCCTGCATCAATGTCATATCCAGTAATTGTAACTATATCACCACCAGTATATAAACCTGAACCTGAACCTGGAGTAATATTAATTAACCTTGGTGCGACCATATTGTCCTCCTTAGAACTACTTTGAAATTAGTCTTCTTTATCTAGTGGTTTCTCTTCAAATACCCAACAGTCTTTACCTTGGTATGTGAAACGATCTAACATAATTTGCTTAATTAAAACTTCTATTTTTCTACATAAATCAAATACTAACGGATCTGCTATATGTGTTTTACATAATGTCATTGCTTGTGTAAAGTCTTCTAAAATATCTTCATTTGCCTCGACAAGTTCATTACTTGGCACTTCCGGAAACCATTTTAAATTTGCTTCCTCAAGCTTATTTTGATTCATTACTACATATTCGACTATAACTCGTTTTCCTTTTTCTCTTTTAAAACTCTTGAACTGTGGATTTGGTACAATTAACAAGGAGTCCTCCTACTACATAATCTGTCTGGCTCTTAAGTGGCGTAGTCTTGCAAGTGTTGGAACTACAGAAAGAACTCTAAAAGTTCCAACGCCACTTGGATTGGGCTTGATATTAGCTTTAATAGCATCTCTTTGCTGTACATAAGTCTGAAGCAAAGTAGATGCAGTGCTTTGCATGTAACCTGATATTGCTGGAGGTACAAAGTTAATACCATTGTCAGTGATGTTAAATTCTCGACCTGCTTCAATTAGTCCTTGAGAAAATAGAGCAAATACTTGTGCTCCAAAGACGATAACACCTAGCCATGCATCTGTTAGCGTATCCCATGTAAAATGTGTAAATGTTGGAACAGAGTTAAAGTCGCTCAACGCTAACTCTAATTGCATATCAAGCTCATCTTCTGTAAACGCCCAGCATGAAGGTACTATATCTTTTAGCCTTACTCTAAGCATTGCATGACCTTTATCTTTCATACACTGCCCTCGTTTACCAATTGGATCTACGCAGCACTCTTCGTAGCTGATTCCATCCCAAAATCCATCGCCACATTCGTTACGATTTGTTCTACAACCACCCGTGGAAGGAACGTCTGCTGAACCTGGTTTACCGCTAGCATCATTGCTTGTACCGTCGAAGCCGCATTTTTCTCTGCCTGCAAATATTCCTACATCTCCACTAGAGCAGGAGCAATTATTATTGGTACAATCACAACCGTAGCCATCACCATAGCCATCACAGCCATAGCCGTCTCCATAGCCGTCACTACCATAGCCGTCACAACCATAGCCGTCTCGAGGTATTGAACCAACTGTTAATACACAAAAGGTCCATTCATTATGAACTGCTACGCCACCTAAGGAACCTGTGACAAGAGCTGACCATCTTCCAAGAGGCGTAGTTCCATCGGTTCCAAAATAGAAGAAGTACAATCCTGTACTTTCTCTAGACATATCTTGACTTAATAAGATTGTGTTACCACATGGATCTTTAATAGTGATTTTTGGTGCAGATGGATCTCTATAAACACCATCTCCATCTCTGAAAATCGCAATCAATTTTCCTACTGCGCCTTGCTCAATTGCTACTACACAATCTGTCAGACTTTGTCCACCACTGCAACAACAGTCAATGCCAGAAAGCCAGTCAGCTCTTGTGCAGTGACATGATATTGGAGCACAGCAACCAATTGGTTGACAACTTGCATTGACATTTCGTGTAAGGCGAATTCGCTCTGGTTGTGAGCTTCCACAGCTTCCACATGAGCAATCAGACATATTTTCTCCTTATTAGCAAGACGAACAACTGCCGCCTGATGAGTTTGATGAACAATTACAAGTTCCACAAGGTTGATTGCAAGTACTACAAACAGAAGAAGTATTACAATAATTTGTTTCACCACCTGAAGTTACTGAAGGTGGACAAGAAATTAATGCTCCAAGTTGTTGTTCAATTCTTTTTAGTGTACAACAATTGCCACCTACTGTTATTACTAGGGCATCGTTAGAATTATTCGACGCTTCCGAACCCATTAGAATATAATCACCAGCTAATGAGAAGGTATAGTTATACTTAAAAACTCCTGTGTCATCGAGCTCTGTCATCGTAGCACCAGCAACAACAAGATTGTCAAGAGGATCAAAAATATTAAGTATAACATCATTTTGTCCTGGTGTTGCCAAGTAAGCAATTAAAGTATCTGAATTCAAGCAAACATCTTTATACCTATCAATAAATCCAAGTTTTGGCCCAGCTGAAAGTGAACCGGCTGGTCCAGTGTAGAACAACTCATCTTGTGTTGTTGCTTCAGCTCCAACTCGTTCATTGCGGAAGATTATTGTATAACTACCAGGCTCGACTCCTTCATAATCTTCCGGATCAAAATTGAAGAGATAACTACCAGCTCCTACCTCAGACATTGCCGACTTGAAGTTAGGATTAACAGTTATGGTAGCTGGAGTAGTTGGCTCAAAAGTTGAGGTGGTAAAATCAACAGCATATAGATCTCTATCGCGGATAATAGTAACAATTGGTACTTCTCCTATTGCCGGTGATCCTTGAATCGACATGCTCATTTTCAATACAGCACGACTATTTTGTTGATAGACACTGCCAACTAAAATTGGTCTAGCCATTTTTTATTCCCCTAACTTCGGTTCGATATGTTCTTTCCAAATTCTTTCACCCGTATCAAAGGTACTATCTTTATTCCAAAGTCGAATAAGACGACTTATTTCTTCGAAATGCTTTTTGCTGTCTCTCGCTTTGTTTATTTCTTTTAACTTCTTTTCATTCTTCTTTTGATATTCAGGATCATTTTTAAGATCATTTTCAGTACTCATTTATTGTTCCCCTTTCTATATGGTACGCATACGATACATTTTAAGTAACATCGCTATCTGCCATGCCGAATTTCTATGATGCTCATCAATAATCGTTTTTGCTGTTGCTCTTATCCTTGTATTAGCACCTAGACTAATTGGGTCACCAGAACCAATTGACATATAGGGATTGTTGTTGATCAAAACAAAGCTCTCAACAAAATTATGTACTGGAATCTCTATAGCAAAGAAATTACCAGTCATTCTTTTTATATTAGGATTTCCAGTATCTAAGTTAGGACTCTTATCATACGGATTTTCACGAGGCAATAAATTAAAATACTTATGTGTTGTGAGATTATATTCAATAGTAAAGAAAGCAGGAGTACTGTAAGTTCCTTGCAATAAAGAAGGCTTAAATTCAAATATATTCATGTCTTGAGGGGTTTGTTCTTCAGTTTGACCAAATGGTAGATTAAAATCACCTTGTCCAGTTGGATGAGGTACTGCCAGATAGCCGCCCATTAACATTGCGTTTCCTGTTCCAGGAGCAACCGCAAAAGGCGCAAAATTACATGGAATCGTGACAATATCCACTGTTAGCGCTACCATCGCTGGTTCTGATGTATCTATATCCCAACAGAGTAGGCCATCGTATAAATGTGTTTCATTCTCCGCAGTTTTAACATCAAAATACATTCGATTAATCCAGTAATCTGAATATAGTCCACCTGAATGATCACCACTAATAAACTCTCCTGGCGGAGCAAACACGTCTTCTATGTCTTGACCATGTTGATAAATGGTATGACGGAAATAAAAATGATTGCCGCCTCCAAAGCGAGGAGATAAATCGCCGCCTTCATGAACATGATCAGCACGACCTGTTGCATGAAAAAATGTTCCTGTTGGTCTTGGGGTTGATACAACATTTAATTTTGCATCATTATGTGTTGTACTGCAAACCTGTGGAATATTGCGAATAATATCAAGAGAGCGAGGAAAAGGAATATCAGCATCTTGACCTACATTTAATGTGAGTGTTCCATCTCCAATAAAAATAGCGAGATCATCAGATTGTGCTAATTCTTCTAAACTATTGCCTAGATATAAATCAAGTTGTCCGCTAGCGGGAACCGTTAATCCACCGAGGTCGCTTAATACTACTGGACTCGGTGTGTTATTTTTTACAATCCTAATTACCATTTATTACTCCTTAATTATTATCCAATTGGAACCATAGTGAAACAACTAGATCATTAATGCTTGTGTCTACTTCATCACAGTAGACTTGTAAAAAATCACCTGCTGTGTACGAAATACCTACATCTAGGGCTGATTGCTCTTCTCCTGTGCAGTTTAATGAATACATATTTATACTGTCATTGTTTCGTCGAAGACGTACATAGAAGTCCTGTGTTTTTTGCCATTTACATGTTATATATTGGACAGTGACGTCAACAGGAAGCAGTACTCCTGTTTTTGCATTGATAGCGTCTCCAATAGGTAAATATGACGCTCCACTAGGTCGTGTATCACTAAAACAAATTACTTGTAGTCCTCCAGAACCAGTTCCGTAGCCAGTGTTGCCGACTCCTTCAGCGCCTGTTTCTCCTACTAATCCTGTGATGCCTTGGACACCTGTTTCACCTGATACTCCTGTGTATCCCTGTAGTCCAAGAGCACCAGTTTGTCCTTCGACACCTTGAATGCCTGTTTGTCCTTGGATACCAGTATCACCTTGGTCGCCTTGGTTGCCTTGGTTGCCTTGGTCACCTTGGATACCTTGAACACCTGTTTCACCTTGAATGCCTTGGACACCTTGAATGCCTTGGATACCTTGGACACCTGTTTGTCCTTGAAGACCCTGAACACCTTGAACGCCTGTTTGTCCTTCGTCGCCTTGAATACCTTGGGTTCCGGTTTCGCCTTGGAGACCTTGTACTCCAGTTTCACCTTGATCGCCTTGATCGCCTTGAGTACCTTGAGTACCAGTTTGTCCTTGGTTGCCTTGAGTACCAGTTTGACCTTGAGCACCAGTTTGACCTTGAACTCCTTGGAGACCCGTACCACCTTGGTCGCCTTGGATACCTTGAGTACCGGTTTGTCCTTGGAGACCTGTTTCACCTTGGAGACCTGTTTGTCCTTGGACTCCTTGGATACCGGTTTGTCCTTGAATACCGGTTTGTCCTTGGAGGCCTGTTATTCCTTGGATACCGGTTTGTCCTTGGAGACCTGTTATTCCTTGGAAGCCGGTGGCACCTTTTGCACCCGTGTGTCCTTGTGGTCCTTGGATACCTGTATTACCTATAACACCTTGAACACCTGTTGTTCCTCTGAGACCTTGAACGCCTGTTGGACCTCGTAGACCTGTTAATCCTCGAAGACCGGTGAGACCTTGAGCGCCTGTGTCTCCTTGAAGGCCTTGGATACCTGTATTACCTAGTGTACCAGTCTGACCTTGGATACCTGTATCACCTTGAATGCCTTGAGCACCTGTATTACCTAGAGCACCTGTTTGTCCTTGAGCACCTGTATCACCTTGATCGCCTTGGATACCTTGGATACCTTGAGTACCAGTGTCGCCTTGGTCGCCTTGGATGCCTGTGTCGCCTTGGTCGCCTTGGTCGCCTTGGATGCCTTGAGTACCTGTTTCTCCAAGGGCACCAGTATTACCTAGTGCTCCAGTATCACCTTGAGCACCTTGGACACCTGTATTACCTTGTAATCCCGTTATACCTTGTGTACCTTGGTTACCTTGGATACCAGTTTGTCCTTGGTTACCTTGGTTACCTTGATTGCCTTGTACTCCTTGAACACCAGTATTGCCTTGAGTGCCTTGGATACCTTGAAGACCTGTTTCACCTTGGACTCCTTGGATACCTGTTTGTCCTTGAGTACCTGTGTTGCCCTGGTCACCTTGAGTACCTTGAATTCCTTGGGTACCAGTTTCTCCTTGAGCTCCAACTCCACCAACGGGACCAGTTTGTCCTTCTACGCCAGTTTCACCTTGGAGGCCTTGGTTACCTTGAGTACCTTGTGTACCTGTTTGTCCTTCTGAACCAACTGGACCAGTTGCACCAAGTCCTGTTATCCCTTGGGTACCTTGAACACCTGTGCCACCTTGGTCACCAGTGTTACCTTGATTGCCTTGAACTCCCTGAACACCAGTTTGACCTTCATCGCCAACATTACCTTGGATACCCTGAACGCCAGTTTGTCCTTGGTTGCCTGCTGTTCCTTGGAGTCCTGTGTTACCTAGTGCTCCAGTGTCTCCTTGGATGCCTTGAATACCTGTTTCACCTTGGTCGCCTTGGATTCCTTGAGTACCTGTGTCACCTTGAGTACCCTGAGCCCCTGTATTACCTAGTGCGCCTGTTTGTCCTTGAGCACCAGTTTCACCTTGATCGCCTTGGGTACCTTGAATACCTTGAGTACCTGTTTCACCTTGGTCACCTTGGATGCCTGTGTCACCTTGATCACCTTGGTCTCCTTGGATACCTTGAGTACCTGTTTCACCTTGGTCTCCTTGGATACCTTGAGTACCTGTTTCACCTTGGTCTCCTTGGATGCCTTGAGTACCTGTGTCTCCTTGGTCTCCTTGGATACCAGTATCTCCTTGGATACCTTGGATACCTGTGTTACCTTGTAGTCCAGTTATACCTTGTGTACCTTGGTTACCTTGGATACCAGTTTGTCCTTGGTCGCCTTGATTACCTTGGTTACCCTGAACTCCTTGAACACCAGTGTTGCCTAGCGCACCAGTTTGTCCTTGGATGCCTGTATCACCTTGGATACCTTGAGTTCCAGTTTCACCTTGGTCACCTTGGACGCCTTGAACGCCAGTTTGTCCTTCTACGCCAGTTTCACCTTGCTGTAACGGACCAGTCTCACCTAGTAATCCTGTTAATCCTTGTGGACCTGTTTCTCCTTGAGCTCCGACTCCACCAACGGGACCAGTTTGTCCTTCTACGCCTGTGTCACCTTGGTCACCTTGAGTACCTTGAGGACCAGTTTGTCCTTCTGGACCAGCTGGACCAGTTGCACCAACACCTGTGGTACCTTGAAGACCTAGAACACCTGTATCGCCTTGGTCACCAGTGTTACCTTGATTGCCTTGAACTCCTTGAACACCAGTTTGTCCCTCATCACCAACATTACCTTGGATACCTTGAATACCAGTTTGACCTTCGTCACCTACTGTTCCTTGGAGTCCTGTGTTACCTAGTGCTCCAGTGTCTCCTTGGATGCCTTGAGTACCTGTATCACCTATGATACCTTGAAGACCAGTTTCACCCTGAAGTCCTGTTTCACCTTGGTCGCCGGTTGTTCCGTCTACACCTGTGTCGCCTTGGATACCTTGAGTACCTGTGTCACCTTGGATACCTTGTGTTCCTGTTTCACCTTGGATACCTGTGTCACCTTGATCGCCTGTTGTTCCTTGAGTACCTTGAGTACCTGTGTCACCTTGGTCGCCTTGAGTACCAGTGTCACCTTGGGTACCTTGGTTACCTTGGACACCTTGGAGACCTGTTTCGCCTTGGGCACCTGTATTGCCCAGTGCTCCAGTGTCTCCTTGGGTACCTTGGATACCTGTGTTACCTTGTAGTCCAGTTATACCTTGTGCACCCTGATTACCTTGAATACCAGTTTGTCCTTGGTCGCCTTGATTACCTTGGTTACCCTGAACTCCTTGAGCACCTGTATTACCTAATGCTCCTGTTTGTCCTTGGATGCCTGTTTGACCTTCGTCACCTACGACGCCTTGAAGGCCTGTTTCACCTTGGGCACCTACGTTACCTTGGTTGCCTTGGATGCCTTGAGTACCTGTTTCACCTCGAAGACCTGTGCTACCTTGAGCTCCGACTCCACCAGTGGGACCAGTTTGTCCTTCTACACCAGTTTCACCTTGATCGCCTTGGGTACCTTGAATGCCTTGAGTACCTGTTTGTCCTTCTGGACCAGTTGTACCAAGTCCCGTTATCCCTTGGATACCTTGAACACCTGTATCACCTTGATTACCAGTATTACCTTGATTACCTTGGATTCCTTGAACACCAGTTTGACCTTGGTCACCAACGTTACCTTGGATACCTTGTGTACCAGTTTGTCCTTGATCGCCTACTGCTCCTTGGAGTCCTGTGTTACCTAGTGCTCCAGTGTCTCCTTGAAGGCCTTGGACGCCTGTATCGCCTTGGTCTCCTTGGATACCTTGAGTTCCAGTTTCACCTTGGTCACCTTGGTCTCCTTGGATTCCTGTCTCGCCTTGGTCTCCTGCTGTTCCAACTACACCCGTAGTACCTTGGATACCTTGGACGCCTGTGTCACCTTGGATACCTTGGATTCCTGTTTGACCAAGTATACCTGTTACTCCACGAACTCCAGTTGTTCCTTGTTCGCCTTGAACACCAGTTTGACCAAGGATACCTGTTACTCCACGAATGCCTGTCGTTCCTTGAAGTCCTTGAAGTCCTGTCTCTCCTATTAGTCCTGTTTCACCTAAGAGACCTGTTACTCCACGGACACCTGTTGTTCCTGCTACACCTGTTTCACCTGAGGTATTAGGGACTACAAATGTTCTATGATCGAATGTGCTATCTATATCTCCACCGGAGGTTGTTGCTGTCCAAAGAGGTGTTGAATTATCAGGAAAACCAATTGTACTGAAGGCTATCGTTCCACCTACAGGATCAGCATAAATATAATTAGTTGCGTTATCAGTAAGAACTAAGGTAGTACTAGGTGCAACCCCATGAACTCCACCAACATTATAATGTCCGCCTGTTACAAGGAGACTTAGGCCTCCTTTATCAAGATGTTCAAAATCTTCAGCAGAGGAACGAATAGTGGTGATTGAAACTTCATCAAGACTCTCCGCTATTTCTAGATTAGTCGTAGCCGTTCCGTCTCCAGTACCATTGTGTCCGTTTACGCTCACCTGCCCACTGGTAATGAGACTTCTTAGATCTTGTGAAAAATCAAGAGTATCAGCTTGGACAAAGTCTGTTATCCTTACAACATTAGTGGTATTGGAAGTGAGGTTTGCCGGTAGAATGACACCTAAGTCTTCTATCAGAATATCACTTATTGTGTTGTTTCGTAGATCTATTGTGCGACCGATCACCATTTATCGTTCCCCTAACTTAAGGTTATTTCTACAATGACAACAGCGTTGTCCATAGCTGTACTTCCACTTGTTGCATTTCTTACTCTTATTTCCTTACCAGCACTGACTGCAACACTTGGTGAAGTAGTTTGTCCACCTGTGGCTGCTACAACTGATAGAGTTGTGTAGCTGGCATTATTCTCATCAACAACATCAATAACAAAACTATTAGTATTATCGTTCTGGAATGATATTGCAGTAATTGTGCAGTTGCGAGGCGCTCTGTATCCATTAGCTGAACCAACAACATCTGAGTTACGCAAGAAAGATCCAGTACCAACAACGCCGCGACGACCATATTGAAGCCAAATGCGATTAGTTGCTGGACCGTCGACACCTGTTGTTCCGGCTACACCTGTTTCTCCTAAGAAGCCTGTGATACCTTGAATACCTGTTGTTCCTTGAATACCGGTTCCTGTGATACCTTGAACTCCAGTTACACCTTCAAGTCCTGTTGAACCTTTGGCTCCCGTATCTCCTTGGAGACCTTGAATACCTTGTAATCCTGTTGCTCCTTGGATACCTTGAATACCTATAGTACCAGTCTGACCTTGAATGCCTTGAGTACCAGTATCACCTTGAAGACCTTGGATCCCTTGAGTTCCAGTTTCACCTTGGAGACCTGTATCGCCTTGAGCACCTTGAGTTCCCGTTTCACCTTGGTCACCTACAGCGCCTTGATTACCTTGGATACCTTGAAGTCCTGTTTCGCCCTGAAGCCCTAATGCACCGGTTTGTCCTTCTACACCTGTGGTACCTTGATTACCTTGAAGACCAGTTTCTCCCTGAATGCCTTGAATACCCTGAACACCAGTTGTCCCTTGGTCTCCTTGGATACCTGTCTCACCCTGTGTACCTCCGAGTCCTGCTGTACCTTGTAATCCTGTTGCTCCTTGGTCGCCTAGAATACCTTGAATACCTTGGACACCTGTTGTTCCTTGGTCACCTTGAGTACCTTGAGTACCTTGAGCTCCCGTATTACCTAGAGCGCCTGTGTCACCTTGACTACCTTGAGTACCAGTGTCGCCTTGGGTACCTACACCTGTTTGACCTATGACACCAGTTGTTCCTCTGAGACCTGTTTGTCCAACGAGTCCAGTAACACCTCTGACTCCTGTGACGCCTCTTAGTCCTTGAATACCCGTTTCACCTCTGAGACCAGTTATCCCTTGGGTGCCTGTTTGTCCAACGAGTCCAGTTATTCCTTGAAGACCTGTGTGTCCTATTAAACCTGTATTACCTTGTATGCCAGTGTTACCTTGAAGACCTGTTTCACCTTGGATTCCTTGAAGACCAGTTTCTCCTTGGACACCCGTATTACCTTGAAGCCCTGTTTCACCTTGAGTACCTTGAACACCAGTGTTACCTAGTGTACCCGTTTCGCCTTGGACGCCTGTATCACCTTGGTTGCCCACAATACCTTGAAGACCTGTTTGTCCTTGAATACCTGTGTTGCCTTGAGCTCCTACAGCACCTGTTAGTCCTTGGGAACCGATTAAACCTGTTACACCTTGTGAGCCGACTAAACCTGTTACACCTTGTAGGCCTGTGTCACCTTGAAGGCCTTGAAGACCTTGGATACCAGTGTCTCCTTGGACTCCTTGAAGTCCTGTGTCACCTTGAAGGCCTTGAAGACCTTGGATACCAGTATCTCCTTGAAGTCCAGCTACTCCTTGTGATCCCTGTACACCAGTTTCGCCTCTAACTCCTCCGACCCGAGTTATTTTGAAATGAGTTTCATCTCCAATCCAAATTGGAGTACCGCTTACGCTGGACAATGACGCCTGTAATGTCAAAAAATCTCCAGCAGAGAGATCGGCAATAAATGTATGACTTAACTGCTGCTCATTTGATCCTGATTGTGATACAACTGACTGATCGAGGATCGTAGCATCATTGACTCGCACCCGAGCATCTTCAATAGCTCCTGAAGGAGCTGTATCAGTCGACATTGAAAACGAAATTTCATAAATACCATCTTCTGTAATCGTAAAACGATCATTATTTGTTACAGTATCATGGGTAATAGAGCCTTGTGGTCCTACAATATTTTGGTCAAAGGGAATATCAGTAAATGTAAGAGCACCAAGAATATCTACACTATGATTTGCCTGGACAACGGACTCTTCAACATCTAGAGATACCCCTGTGACACCCTGATCCCCAGCTACTCCTTGAATACCAGTTGCACCTGCTCCAATGGGACCAGTATTACCTAAAGCTCCTGTATCGCCTTGATCACCTTTAATGCCTTGAGTACCAGTTTGTCCTTCTAGACCAACAGGTCCAGTTGCACCAACACCTGTAGGGCCTTGAGTACCTTGAGTACCTTGAACACCAGTGTTACCTAGTGTACCCGTTTCGCCTTGGATACCAGTATTACCTTGATCACCAGCACCTGTTTGGCCTTGGTCACCTTGATTGCCTTGATTGCCTTGGATACCTTGAATACCAGTGTTACCTAGTGCACCCGTTGTTCCTTGAATACCTACTTGTCCTGTGACTCCTGTTGTACCCCTTACACCAGTGGTACCCATCACTCCTTGAACACCAGTATTACCTAATATTCCTGTGACTCCACGAACCCCAGTTACACCTCTAAGTCCTTGTGCACCTGTGTATCCTCGTATGCCGGTGTCTCCTTGATCACCCTTTTCACCTGTAGGTCCAGTTTCGCCTTGGAAACCAGTTTCACCTGTAAGTCCTGTTTCACCTAACAGTCCTGTTTCACCTAACAGTCCTGTTTCACCTTGAGCACCAACACCTGTTGAACCCTGGACTCCAGTTTCACCCTTTGTTCCTGGGAAACCGATTGAACCTGTTACTCCTTGGAATCCTTGACCAGTGACTCCTTGAAGTCCTGTGTTACCAAGAGCACCTGTGAAGCCTATTGCTCCTTGTATTCCTGTATTACCGAGGTCACCTTGGATGCCTTGGATACCCTGAATACCTGTGTTACCTCTTATTCCTTGAGTACCAGTGACTCCTTGAGTACCAGTTGTACCCATGTTACCTTGAATACCTTCAAGACCTTGTGATCCTGTTACTCCTTGTAGGCCAAGGCCTGTTTCTCCTTGTGATCCCGTTATACCTTGATCGCCTACGATGCCTTGCGAACCAGTATGTCCTCTTAAGCCTGTTTGACCTTGATCGCCTTGGAGACCATCTACACCAGTACCGCCTTGGGTACCTTGTGTACCTGTATTGCCTTTGGTTCCTTGAAGTCCTATGATTCCTGTTGCACCTGCTGTACCCTGAATACCTGTGTTACCAAGTGCGCCTGTTAGGCCTTTGTCGCCTTGTAAGCCTTGTAATCCTTGGATTCCAGTGGCCCCAAGTTGGCCTTGTGAACCTTGTGGGCCTATTGGTCCTTGAATACCAGTTGCACCTTTTGTACCAGCTCCACCAGTGATTCCTTGGATACCAGCTCCAGTGACTCCTTTGTCTCCCTGAAGTCCATCTACACCTGTAGCTCCTTTGAGTCCTTGAGTACCTGTGTTACCTTGATCACCTTGAATACCTTGTGTACCAGTTTGACCTGCAGCACCTTGGATACCAGTGTTACCAATTGCGCCTGTGGTGCCTTGTTCGCCTTGTGGTCCTTCGTGACCTTGATGACCTGTTGCACCCTTTACTCCAGTTTCGCCTTGATTACCAACTCCTGTGATACCTCGAAATCCAGTAATACCTTGGATACCTGTGTCGCCAACGCCTGTGACACCCTTGTCACCTTCGATACCTTGAGCACCTGTGTTGCCTTGAAAACCTGTTACGCCTTGTAGTCCTGTTTCACCCTGAATACTGATTCCGGTGATTCCTTGGAGTCCTGTATTACCTTCATCACCTTGAAGACCTTGAGCTCCAGTGTCACCTTGATCTCCTGTAATTCCTTGGATACCTTTGAGACCTGTTGCACCTTGAATGCTAATTCCGGTGATTCCTTGGCTACCTGTGTCGCCTTGATCTCCTACTGCTCCTTGAAGACCTGTGTTACCTTGAGCACCAACACCTGTTTTACCTTGGAATCCTGTAACACCTTTGGCGCCCGTTTGTCCTTCAATACCTTGAACACCTTGAGCTCCTATAAATCCTTGAACACCCGTTTGACCTTGGAGACCTGTATCGCCTTCAGTACCTTGAGCACCTGTATTACCGAGAGCACCTGTATTACCTTGATAGCCTTGAAATCCTCTAACACCTGTTTCGCCTTGGTCACCTTGAACACCAACACCAACATTACCTTGGGGACCTTGTAGTCCTTGAGCGCCTGTTTGACCTTGGAGACCGGTTTCACCTGTTGTACCAACACCTGTAGTACCTTGTTCGCCTTGATGTCCTCGTGGACCTTGAATTCCGGTTGTTCCTCTAAGCCCTGTATCACCTTGATCGCCTATTAATCCTGTGATTCCTTGAGTACCTGTAATCCCTACGGCGCCTACAACACCAACACCTGTGTGGCCTCGTTGACCTGGTGTTCCTTGAGTGCCTGTATCACCCTTGACGCCTTGGATGCCTGTACCACCTTTGACACCTGTGTCACCTTGGATACCTTGAGTACCTGTTACACCTCGAACGCCTTGGGTTCCTGTATCACCATGAGGACCTACAATGCCCTGCATACCTCGTAATCCAGTTTCGCCTTGTACACCAGTCTCACCATGTGGACCAGTTGGTCCATCGGGACCTTCAGTATATATAGGAATATTAACATTAACCATCTTATCTCCGGAATCCAGGTGCTGTTAAAACAAGGAATCAGACTATACGTGTAGCCTCATTTAAGGAGAAGAAAATCGATAGGTTTGGGAGGGTAAGATGTGAAATAGACAGGATTTTTAGGAGGGGTCAGGAAAACAAGGGCAAGAAAAGGGTTGACCAATGATACGATACAGCCTATGTTCTGGTGCTCTGCAACCTTGTAGCAGTCTTACGACTAATTCACAGGCACCTTCACCACCTGGATCAGGACCTCCTCCAATCTCATGATCAAAATGTTCTAATAAAAACTTTCCTAGGATATCTACTTGACCGAGCAGGTGATTGTATCGTATTTCTAAAGGACTATCATCCCTTACTTCTCCGAATTGTTCATAAAATCTTTCGAATAGCTTTTGATATCTATCTAGGTTCATAAATCCTCTATTTCGGAAAAGTTAGACCATTTTGTTTAAATACATCAGTCCATTCTTTTGCACGATTTGACCATGTTAGTTTTTTGGCACATTTTTCTGCTTTATCTAACATAACTTCTCTACGCTCATCATCACGCAAAATTGCAAAAACTTCACTGAGAAATTGTTCACGATATTCTTTAGTATAAGCATCTCCATCAATCAAGATACCACGATCACCAACTGTATCAATAAGACCAGCAAGACGAGTTGTGACAATTGCTGTTCTGTAGAGTTGTGCCTCAAGCGCAGTTATGCAGTATGTCTCGGTGAATCTTGTTGGATAGGCCCATATATCCATCTGTTGCCAGTATTTAGCTAACTCATCCTGACTTACACGACCATGGTTGGTGACACCAGGTTGATTTAATCCTTCTTCAATTGACTCCATCCACTGCTTCTGTTGTTCATTTCCAGATGCAAGAATCGACTTTTTCCAATTTTCAAAACCGTATAGAACATCTAAGGTTGCTTCTGGAAACTCTTTACGAATAAATTGCCATAAATAAAGAAGTGTATCGAGCCCTCTATCAGCAGAGGAGGAATAGATGAATTTAGGATTCTCAATTGACATTATTCACTTCCCTTCAAATTTATACCATTTCCTGTAACCCATGTCTTTTCTGTTGATATCCCATGGTAATCAGCCATAAAGCAGGCATGCCATTTGGATAATACAAAAATTCCTGTCAGCTTATCGTAATTCTTTTGAACTAAGTCGACATCTCCAACCTTACTACACATCGCAAAAATATCATGCGTCCAGAGCCATAGCTGATCTGCTCTTATTGAATCTTCAAGATAGTTTGCATAGCGCGAAACAACGCAGATACTAATATGATTCATGTCGATGAAATTCAACCACTCACTTTGATCGTACCACTCTACTTGATTAATTACCTGCTTCGGTTTTCCTGTTTGAGCAAATACTACCGCTCTGTATCCCTGCTTAGCAAAATTTTCTGCCATCATACAAGCAGCTAGTTCACTACCACCACAACCCTTTTCTCTTAACGTATTCGCATCCCAGTCCTCATAGGCTAATCCTGACTGGATTACAACGAGCGGACGATTGTATTTAAATCCAATTCTGTTCTGATTCTTTGTGTCTTCTTCTTGATGAACACTACGATCTTCCATTTCATGTGCTTTGCGACTCACTCCTCCAAAATGAAACACAAACGAATCTTCTGCTACTGCACATTTTATTCCAAGCTTTTCTGCTCTCTTACAATAATCTAAATCTTCACTTCCTGTTTCAAACTCTTCATCGAGATATCCTATTTTTTCAATAGCTTCTTTTGTTGCTAAAGTGCAGTATAAAGGAAGCCAATCTCGTTTATATCTTTTTGTAGAAGGAGATTTAAAATCATAAATTGCATATGGATCAACCTCGCCTAGCTTATGAACGCCAGGAAGCAGATTTACTTCACCTGCTTTAAGATCATAATTATGTAACCATCCCTTGTCGCAATTACTCAATGGGTTCGCAAAACCAACATCATCTTTTAACTCTTCAAGCAATGGCTTTAACCATCCTTTTGATACTATTACATCGTCATTCATAATACATACATGCGATGCTGTTGATTGTCTAATTCCATGATTTACTGCTTGAGAAAAATTCAGTCCCAGCTTTAGGCTATCAACAACTATAATATTATATGGATAGTCAGTTGTACATGTCTTAATGCTATTGATACATGCTTGAAGATAATCATCTTTACCATATGTAGGAATAATTATATCAACAAGTTGTTCTGCTCTATCTTCGTCTTCATATAATCTTTCGAGTGATGATACAGATAACTTATCCCAATCTTCATCGCTCATCCAGTCAGTTTCAATTAAGACATCTACCCATTTCTGACCTATTGCATCAAGGCTATATTCTTTTGCTTTTTCTTTTGCGTCAAATCCCATTTCTCTTCGATGCTCAACATTTCCTAGACAAGCCAAACAATGTTTCCATCCTTCATCATTATATGCAATGTAAAATGGATAATTAGAAGGACCATTATCAACAACGTGTTTATATGCATCTAGTGGACTGACGACAGTAGGAAGACCAAGAGCCATATATGTTGTCAGTTTATTATTTGATTTGCTGGGTTGCTTATGATGATCAATTGGAGCTATTGCCATATCACATTTTGCTAACTCTTGTTGCCAAGTGTTCAAATCCCACTTTACATCTGCATTATCGTGTTCATGAATTGTGACAAGCTTATATCCTAGCTCTTCAATTAGTGGACGCAGTCTTTCTGCATGAACGACATTACCACCCATACCGATCCAACCAACTGTCAATTGTTCTTTGTTTTCATAAGTGCAGTTTAAATTAAAATCGACTTCAACTGCGTCTTCTATTACAACAGTATTATATTTTTTCAACTTCTCAGCTAGGGCATGAGAGCAACATACTATAAGATCTACAACCTCATATCTTCTTTGTTCTACTTTCATCTCTTCTTTAGAAAGCATTGTGTCATAGTCTTCACATAAATTGAGAATTACTCTTGAACCCTCTTTCTTGTATTGTTGTATTGTCCTATATGGTGTACCGTTATCAGCAATCACAGTGTCATACTTTTGATCTTTTTGGGAGATCTCTGTACGATATCCTCTGCTGCGAAGCCATCTATCTATATGGTGTGTTCGAATTCTATACTGTGGACTTTCAAGACATGTTTGACCCAACCATCCTATTCTGATTGAACCGATTGCTTTAACAGCTCTTATCTCAAGAGACGGCGTACTATGTCCATCGTATTTTCCATAATAATCTATTATGAAGTCAGCATCTTTAAGTAAGTCTAAAATCTCAGCCAAATTAAATCCTGTATAATGAATTTGACCTTCATCCGGCTCGTCGGCTTGTGATTTTTGTATACCGAATATTGTATACATATACCATTGTTGTAGTCTTCGATCTCCGTTTTGTACTGCCTCTATATATTTTCTACAACACTCTTCAAGGTCTGGAATCTGAAGATGCAACTCTCCACCTGGCTTCAAAACTCGTGCCCATTCTTGTATGGCTGACCTTGCGTCGACATGACGAAGATGCTCAAGAGAATGTTCACTATGAATTGCATCTACGGTTTGGTCTTCATATGGAATATCATTTAGGGGAAATACTTCATCTACTTCTGCTCCTGGAAACAGATCACAACTCGTGTAATCTTTGTATCTTTTATTTCCACTACCAAGATTCAACTTAACAGAAATATCTCCTTCTGGAGTTTTTCTTTGCGTTTTTTCTTCAAGCTTCTCAGCAAAATATTTCGTATTATGAATAATAGAAGAATGTTGTGGATTTTCCTTGGCAGCTTGTTCATTGTAATAGCTTGCTTGTTCATAGTCACCACGGTTACTGTGACATACACATAACTGAAGAGCTGGCATCCATGTATAAAAGTCTCTTCGAATAGGACTTAGAACATTAGGAAATGGTCTAAACGCTTTTTCAAACCAGTAGATGGCTTCATCATGATCTTGCTCATCCATTGCAAGTTGACCAAGAACATAGTATGGCTCTGCAAATTGAGAATCGCTTTTAATCGCTTGCTTTGCGGCTTTTCTTGCATTATCATGCTGTATACTTACCTGCTTCTTGCGGCGATTAGCTGCTCTTGTTGCTTGTTCTCGCTTCTTACTATTCTTTGCTTCTCTTGCTTGCTTTTCAAATTTCTCTACTTGCCTTTGTTTGTCGCAGCCCATTTCATAATAACACTGAGCTAATTTAAATTGTGCATATAATTTATCTTCATACCAGCCGGCATTCATATTAAGAAACTTTGTGTACTCTCTTGATGCTCTTTCAAAATCTCTATTGTCATGAATCTCTTTAGCTAAATAATATCTAACACGAGGATCGTCGGCATAATCGCCTCTTACAGCATTTTCAAGAATATCTATATTACGGCTGAGGTCGCTAGCAAATCCAGCCTCTGTTCGTTTGTGTGTAATTCGAATTGGAACTTGCTCTGTTTCAAGAGGACGCTGATCCATAGGGATACATTCGTGAATTGGATAGCGCCACTTCAATCCCAACTCTCGTTTTACAAGGCGCTCTCTCCAAAGATCACATTTAGGATTACCGTCTGCATCTTGGAAGTAATCATAAACCATTAGATACATATCTTTGGTGAGATTAGATTTGAGAGTCATTAGCTTTTCAAGCTCTTCTGGTGCAATTTCATCGTCGCCATCAAGCCAGAAAACATAGTCGCAAGTTGCCTTACTAAAGGAATAGTTACGCGCTTTGGCAAAGTCTCGTATCCATTCGAAGTGATGAATTTCAGCTCCAAATTCCTTTGCAATTTCAATTGTTCTATCTATTGAACCTGTGTCTACTATAACTAATTGATCAGGAAAATTACCGAGAGATTTGAGGCATCGTGCAAGGACCTCTTCCTCATTCTTAACAATCATACATATGCTGACAGTAGTCATTCTTTCTCCTCTTTATATATCAAAAGCTACAAAAATAGCCTTGCACTTTTATATGCAAGGCTATTTATTTTGTCACTCTATTTTAATATCTAAATCCACCTTTATGAGGTGGTACCTGTCCCTCATTGATGCCTCTCAGACGATGAGCTGGACCTCCTCCAGGCATTCTACTGTTGATGTAACTGTTTAGGCCACTTCTGGCGCCATAACCAATTTCAAATCTTCCAGACACTCTCCTGTCGACAACTTGATTTGGAAATTCACCAAATCTGAAAGCTCCTTCAAGTACCCTATCATCAAGCCCTATGTCAGCCTCTTGCATGTGAGAAGCTGGTAGAGGACCTCTTCGTCTACATTTTACAGGCTTGTCTGTTACTTCAGGATAACATACTTCATGTCTTTCAGTAACTTTTATCCTTATTTCAAAATCTTCAACTTGAAAGAGATCAGAAACAACAAAAGAACTATCAGTTGCCTCAAGTGGAGTATTATCTATAACACCACGAAGCAAGAGTCTATGTTCTCCAATAAATTCATTCAGTGGTATTCGCCATAAGTAATAATACTGTCCAGGAATTATTTCACTCATCTGCGTCTGCTCTATTCTTGTATGAATAATATTAGTCTCTGGATCAGTGAAAGTAATCGCAATTGTTGGAGCGTCGGGTGGCTGAGGAATCAGCTCTCCCGTTAAGGCACGTATTGCTAGATAAATTGGTACGATGTCTCCTTGAAGTACACCTGTATTGAGATCTGGCATTTTATATCCTTTGTATATAGCCTATTTTACCAACTTGCTATTGCTGTTCTCTTCCAAGTATTCGTTGCTGTGCAAACATAAACATAACTTGCATCCCAACATATAGTTCCTACTGTACCTGTATCTGAAGCATTCAATGGTGTTTTAGAATTTGTCAATTCAAACCTATCAGCAGCACCACCCATTACAAAGGCAGGGGCTGTAGTTGTTGATTGATTGAGATTAATACCAATTCCTGTACCACTATTATCAATATCTATCACTTTACTTGCACTTGCTGTGGCACTTTGTGAAATGTAAAGACCTCTACCTGAACCACTATTCTTAATTTGAACACAATCTGCTGTACTTGCTGATGTCGATTCTATTAACATTGCTGTACTCGATGCATATTGAGCAATAGATATTGCAGTACCTGTACCACTATTGTTGATGTCAAGACAAGTGTCGCTACCAGTGTGTGATTTATTTAGTAGCATCGCTATACCTGACCCACTTTGGGTCAGGTCGAGCATTGTTCCGGTACCTTCATCAATAATCCTGATTGATGCGGCTGAACCTTTGTTAATAATATCAATTGGACTTCCAACACCAGTATCGTTCTTAACAATAGCAATAACATCACCAGTGCTTGAACTAACAATATCAATTACATTACTTGAACCAGTATTGGTATAATTTATATCAAGAGCTGCACCAGCACCAACTTGATTAATTTCAACACTATCACCAGTACCACTATTTGTGATATCAACAATATTAGCTGCATTTGCTGTATTTGTTGAATCAATATTGAGAACGATGCCTTGAGTCCTGTGATCAAATAATATTGTATCAGCAGTACTCGTTGACAATCTATCTGATATAACCATCAAACGACCAGAGGCAGAATTTGTAACAGCCATGAGGGAGCCTAGGGCTCCTACGCTAGAGGCATCTATTCTGTCGATTCGAAGACCTATTGCATTTGCCGATGTCCCTCTACTATCAATGAACACTGCTCTACCAGAATTTGAATGCCCAGTAGATATATGTAAGCCAGAGGTTCCATTCCCACTTGAAAAAGAACTATCTGCAACTATGCGTAGAGCCGTTCCTGTTGTACTATCTCCATTACCAACAGTTCCTGTTTCTATGCGGATCGGTTGTCCGCTTGGGTTCGCTGGTCCATTAGTCATATGTTGAATAAGGAGAGAAGGAAAACTACCTCCAGAAGATACCATTCTGATTCCTCCTGTGCCAGGAGTTGGGAATATCTCTACTTCATCCCCACCAAGACCAAGACCAGTTGGAATAATCGTATTTCCACCATCATAAGCTGCTTGAAGAGTTGTCGCTCCTATAGGACCCGTGTCACCTTGGATACCCGTGTCGCCTTGGATTCCAGTGTCGCCTTGGATTCCTGCACTTCCAATTGTACCTTGAGTACCTGTGTCACCTTGTAGTCCTTGGACTCCTGTATCTCCTTGGTCACCTTGGATACCTTGGACTCCTGTATTTCCTAAAGCACCTGTGTCTCCTTGAATACCTAGACTCCCAGTTGCACCTTGGATACCTTGAAGACCTGTTATTCCTTGTGTCCCTGTGATACCTGTAGGACCATCTCCACCAAGACTTATTAAAGGACGAGTGTCGGTGATGAGGTCGTTTGTTACCTCTGTCATATCGAATGTAATCAAAACATTGCAAATTGGAATACGATTAGGAAAAATAGGAGGAGGGTTAGGAGTAGTAGGAGGTGTTTCCCAGCTTCCTACAACCCAGCTCAAAGTGCTTACTATTGAAGGGAAACTTCCTATTGCTTCAACTGTAAGTGTAGCAATTCTTTGTTGACCAAGAACACCACCGTCGCCACTTACATGATTAGCTGCTAAAGCAGGACTATCTTGTTCAGAAAGAAAAATACTATTGACATAATTAGTTTGATAGTACCCTTCATGTACATTCACAGCTAAACTTAAAAGATCTGTTTCTGATGCATATAATCCAGTTGCGTTTCTCAAAATCTGAAAATTATCACGAAGCGATGACGATTCTAAAGGACCACCAGATTGTGGTGTATCGTTATAGTCTACCATATTCTCTCCTTATTTAACATCCACATCCCTGATTATTATCAAGGTTTACAGGTGTAACTGGACAATCTACTATTATTGGTAATATTGTAACAGTATCTTCTCCTATTACTTTCCTGCCATCGATGATTCCTTTATATATAATTTGATGTTCAGTAGTAGGTTGATCTATAGGAATATTCCAATCATAAAAATATCTTCCTACATCATATTCTGTCATTACCATTCTCGCTATTGCTGACTCAGGCTTTAAATTGTCATTTATAAAAATAATCTCAACCGTAGGAAGACCAACAGGTTGAGGAATTACTACACCACTATAGGTTATAAAGGCAGTGGTGATTCTTTCTGTTGTACCCTGTCTAAAAATTTGTTCTGTCATTAGGTCTCCTAAGATCCAGGTGGAGGCGGAACTATTGTTTGTTGTGGCGGACAAGTTCCACAGAATTTTTTATTTGTTCTCGCTGGTATTGGCACTATTCTTGGTTGTGCAGGGTGTGGTCGAACAGAAAAATCACGAGGACGCAACAAAACGCTTCCTGGGCCATATCTAAGCATACAACGATTCTTTGTAGTGATATTGGGATTACCTACTACAAGCTCTTCTGTTCTCGATGCTTCAATTTCATCAATGATTCCAGTATAAGTTACTATATATGCAGTAATTGGAGCTGAATCTGGTATCAACCAATTGTAAAAGAATCTCTCTTTTGATATAAGAGACATTTGAGTGTCAGGTAACGTTGTAATTACATTTCCAAGAGAATTTACATATTCTATCCTTACAGTCGGTTGAATTGTCAAAATTCCAGTCGACTCAGGAACAGAAGTAGCTTGCTTAAAGGTAGCATAGAGAGTAACAGTCTCTCCACGAAAATGAATTACATTAGTTAATATTGACACTTTATCTCCCTAAATACTCTTCATAAGTTTCATTAAGAAGGATTTCTTCTATATGTGAAATTGTTACATACCATGCTAACTCAGGGACTCCTACATCAACACTTAGATGAAATCCACAAGGACCACCAATCACAATCTCATTGTTTACTGAAATAAAAGAGATAACTCCAACAAGATAATATGTATTATTAAATTTAACATAAACTCCACCACCACTATTTCCTGGCAGAGCTCCTGCACTTGTGACCCCCATTTGCACATCTTTCCTATTTGCTTCAGGCAATCTAATAATACCTTCAATGGGCAAAGGTACTGATATTCCAAGAGGACATCCCAATGTGTAGCTTGTTTGAAAAGCTCTTGGAGTAAACTCAGAAGGCAATACTTTAGCAACAAACAGAGGACCGTCATAATCAAGACGTACAATTGCAAAATCTGCTAGCTTGTCTCCATAAACAACTTTTCCACAAACTTTCATAGACAATAGCGGTTCATCGCAAAATACACTTACTACAATTTCTGACTCACTCTTCTTTTTAAAAGGACTTACAGCAACATGGTGGGCTGTGATTATGAAATTTTCATAAATATCTCTTTCTCCAGACTCTGTTTTTTCAACCCCTAGAAACTTTGAAGACACTACAGATCCGCTTCCAGCTCCATGTATTGTGACTCCTCCAGACTTATGAGTTACAGCAAGACGAACAGTCGGAAAGAGCATTTCTTCCTGCTTTTGTGTAATCTCTTCTTGCTCTGTTTGCCCAACTTGAACAATAATTGGAGCACCTCTATCTTGTGACTCAGCTATAGGCACCTCTGTAGCGCTTATGCAGAAAGTAATTGTAACGATGAACATAATCAAACTCGAAATACTCTGTGCTCTCAAAACGAACCCGCTTTCATGGCTTTAAATACATGGTAACTCAGATGTGGTCTACCCAAGCGATTAATGACTCCCCAATTACTATCCTTTAAGGTATGCCAGAACAATTTGTCAATTTTGTTCTCTTGGGACCACTTGTAGGCGCGTAGTAAGAAACCAGCCTGAGTTTCTTCATTCACTACCTCGTGATGAAATTCCTCTCTCATCTTTCCTCCTGGAGGAGTTATCTTGGCACCACACTCCATTATATATAGTGGCTTCTTTACATTAAAGTCAGCCATTATTCCCTTTATTTTTCGAATTCCTGCTAAAAAGTTTCTTGATCCTCCGTAACCCCAGCAATAGAGATCAAGGGGAATGAAATCACAATAATTGCCCATATCTAATTCTAACAACTTTTCAAAAAACGGTAGCTTATTGAGAGGCTTATTATTCTCTACTACTGTTCGATAAGTTCCATTCAGCGTTGCTCCAACAAGACTTCCAAGTCCCACAACACATTTAGAATCAGCTTTCTTCATTTCCACATATGCATACTTTGCCATTTTAGCATATGTTTCAGCATCACCTGCCCACTGTATAATTTTCGCGTCTTCTCGTGGCCAAGAGTTATCTGGCTCACCCCAAAGTATCCATTCTCTATCTGGATATCTTCTTACAAGAGCAGCACAAAAACGACCATAATATTCTAACGTTCTTGGCGGATAAGATCTAGGTCTAAACTTACAATCTGTACGATCAACTCCTGATGCCCACAATGGTGTGTGCATTATTACTCTTATGCTCTTAATTCCATATTGTTCTTCAAGAGCAAATTCTTTATCTAACTGACTCCAGTAATAATGATCAGGAGACTTATGATGATTACACCACTCTACTACAGAGTAAAACTCAGTGCAACCAAGTTCTTTCATTATTTCAAAATTAGCCTTTGTCGCTGACCAGCATGTTATTCCTAAAGCTGTCATCTTTCCTCTTCCTGGACTAACAAGGTCCATTATTAAGTTCGAATATATCTTCTGATTCGTTCCAAGATCCTATTCGTGCACATCCAGAAGCACTGGTATCTCTCGCTCTAATCCTAATTTTCATATCTGTACTGTCAACAATTGGTAAAACATTCCAATCAGCCTCTAGGTAGTTACCATTTGGATCTCCTGGTATTCCTGTGAGAGGCGCTCCTGTATGTCCTGGATCTCCTCCAGTATCATCTACTGCAGTCTCCCAATCTCTATTCGTTGACCAATTTCTTGAATACTCAACATCAAAAACGAGATTTGTATCATCTTCTACACTCCATTGAACCGTAAAGGTATCAACTGTTATTGTCTCTCCACCATCTGGTGCAGTAATATCAGGACATGTATCAGCAAGAGATATCTGCGGAAGATTATCCATACTATATACAAATTCATCAGCACCTAAATATAGATTACAATTGCTAGACCATGGAGCCATTGCATTGATTGAACCTGCTGGTGAGTCATAGCTCATGAACCAAGTGAGACCATCGTCGCTTTTAAATAATGATCCATCTGTATCAGAGCCAGCAAATATCATTGCATCAGTTGCATACATACTATTAACGCCACCAGCACCGTCTGGTCCATCATATGCAACTTCCCACGTTGTACCATCAGTAGTCTTATAGATTAAGAACGACGTATCAACTCCAGCAAAGAGTGTATCGTCAACATAAGGATCTAAAGAAGGATCTAAAGATGCTAATGATAAAATTCCAGTTTGCGGAGAGTCATAAGCGAGAGACCATGTTGTTCCGTCTGCACTAGAATAAATCACCCCATTAGTTCCTGTTGCGGCAAATAGGGAGCCATTGAAATCTCCAAAATCATGAATGGTAGTTTGTGGAGAATCGTAAGCAAGAGTCCAGGTAGCACCATCGCTACTTCTGTAGATTACTCCATTGTCGCCACCCACATATAAATAGCTACTGAATTCTTGAATTGCAAATAAATCTGTCTGTGGAGAGTCGTAAGCAAGAGTCCAGGAAGAACCATCAGTGGTCTTTAGTACTCTTCCATTGTTTCCTGTTATAGCATATAAGTCACCGCCGAAGAGTGCAAGACCATGCATCTCATCTTCTAGCGAATCATAAGCAAGAGACCATGTTGTACCATTTACTGATGTTATAACTCTACCATCGCTAGTACCAGCATACAAATCGCCATCAAACTCAATAATACTTAGAATGCCAGCTATCTCTGTGTCGCCGTCATATGCAATCTGAAACCAGTCAGAAGCTAATTCACTTCCGCCTAGATCCCACCTTGCGGCATCCCAACCTGACTCATTCCAAAGAACCATATTATTGACCTAACTGCTTTTTAAGATCATTCATCTCGGCTTTAAGAGCTTTAACTGCAGCAAGTGCAATTGTGGCTACTTCTACTGGACTGACTCCACGAGGATCAAGACCAAACCGATCAACCAATTCATCTTGGAATGGACCAAAACGACGACGACGTACTTTAGCCTTATCTGCCTTATCATAATAACGAGCAACTGGCATCTCACTAACCCTATCTAATACGTCAGTTAGTGCCTCAGCATCTAGTTCTTCAATCTCTTCTTTAAACTCTCTAAAGCAAGACGCATCAGTCCAAACACCACCATTTGTTAAATGAGCTGCGGTACCTGAACCAGCATCAGTATCAAAGTGATGTCCAGAACCAGAATTTGTAACGTAAATGGCAGCATAAGTGTTGCCACTTGCCATTGAAACTCTTATTGGTATTTGATCACCATTTTGTGTAATATTAATACTATGACCAGTTCCAGAGTTCATAATATCAATACAAGCTCCAGCGGCTACTGTCGTCTTGTTGACAAAAATACCTTTACCTGAGCTCAAAGGACTGACTGTTATTGCATTCCCAGTACCACTGTGACTTATTGACAAGAGAGTGCTCGTATTAGCCGTAGAGGTACATTCAAGAAGTGCTGTCGTTCCAGAGGTTGCTGTCTTTCTAATTTGTAGACCATATCCTGTACCAACTTGTTGTGCATAAATACCAACACCTGTACCAGAGTTGTTGATACTGATCGGACTTCCACTACCTGTATGAGTTTTGTTAATATCAATAACATTGGCAGGGTTTGATGTATCAATATCAATTGCTGCATTGCCACTAGTGGTGTGATTGTAATCTAAATCTATTCCAATGCCAGATGCATACTGTTTGAGCCACAAGACCTTGCCACCACCACTATTGGTGAGCTCAATGCCGTGAGCATTACTGTGAGTACCATTTGCAGTTATTCCTAGAGCCTCCTGATTACATATTGTTGTCATTGTGATGCCTGCACCACCACTTGCTCCTGATTGATTGATGGTCATAATACCAGAACCAGCGTTTGTGCAATCAATATCTATAATAACACCATCGCTAGAATGATTTATATCTATTCCTATACCATTACCATCGTTGGTGACCTTGAGAACCCTACCACTTGTTCCTGCAGCCTTTGATACTGCCAATGAAGAACTGTTTGAGTGAGTAGATGTGTTCTCAAACTTAGCACCCCCAGCACCGACTTTCCTTGCACTCTTTACACTAAAAGTGCAGCCACCGGAATTTGTAGAGCTGTCATCAATATCAATCAAAGTGACATAATTATTAGTATGAGTTGAGGTGACTGATACGGCGCTGCCAGTGCTCGAGTTGCAATTAATGGAAAGCATATCACCCGCAGTTGTTGTCGAATTAGTAATATTAACTGCTACTGCAGATCCTGCACTCTGAGTGATATCAAGAGCTGGAGTTGAGTTTGAATTAAGAATTGTAAGATTGGGACCATGCTTACCTTCATTACCTGAACTACTGCGATGTTCAGCTGCAAGATGAACATCGAGATTGGTAAGATTGGTATTCATTGTTGTACCCCAGCCTCTGTCACCAGCTGCTGGCTTGTCATAACCGAAATTATCGGTAGGTGTACTGGCCATTTTTTAGCTCCTTATAAATCTCTCTTTGATCACTTCAATCATGATTTCTTCATCAATCACAATATTTTGAGTCAAAATACTACTTGCCTCAAAGCACTGTACCAGCTGTTTGGGCGTCATAATCTTATCAAGACTTTCAACTAATCCTGTTCTGTGTGCAAGATAGGTTAAGATCATATCAGCGGTTATTCCGTCTTTTAAATGTTGTCTCACTGGTGTACTCTCAACAAACTTACTGTACTTATATCCGCTTGTATCTATTATCATTCCATGGTAGAGCTGGGGTTTTACCAACATTCCCATTGCTTCTGCAATTTGTGACTCTATCACACTAAAAGGTTGAATATCTTCACCTCTCAGCAAATGTGTAACTCCAAGGTCATGATCGTCAAGCGGGCTTGTAAAAACTAAATCTGGTGCTCGTCCAAACCACCAACAGGTATCAACATTAAGATCTTCGGGCTGAATGGTTGACTCTTGAGTCAAAAAGTCTACTGGACCACTGTAGCCACCCTCATACCAATCTTTATTTTTCATTCTCATTGTTGCATCGCGCTCGGTAAGATCTAAAGACTTACCAAGATCACGACAATGATAATCATAAAAATATGGTCGATCTACAGGTCGAGGACATCCAATAAAAGTTATCCTCACATATGTACCCTTAACTGCAGCAAAGCTTTGCTTATCACTTGTTAAAGTAGGATAAGGTTGGCCTGGTTTATGGTCTACAAAATGCCTTCCTGGTTTACTGCAGTGAACAACTTCCTGACTCCCTTTACCTTCTGTACACACTTCTACTTTGTATTCTTGAATTGGTCTATCTCGCCATACAATTTCGATTCCACTCACATCTGTTGCCTCTTTGAAGTGAATAGTCACTTCAGGCTTCATTGGATGAAATGCATAACCTGAATCTACTGGCTCCCAATACTTATTCTTATTTGCAGTATGTCCTGTTAGACATTCAATAGAACTATTCTGCGATGTAGTGCCTGATTTAACTCCACATCCTACTGCAATATTGTTGTCATTTTCTAAACCAAATAACTTGATTTGCGCTATCTTACAATATGGCGGATACTTTTCTGGACGATATAAATGATAAAATCCTACATCACTTTTATCAGCACGCTTCAATAAATCTTGCACTGTACAGTCGCAGTAGTATGATCTTGGGTGATCCAAAAGCATGCTTGTTGCTGTTGTCTTGTAATATTCAAGTCTATCAGAGCACCTAAGAACCTCGTCTGGAATTAAACCAAAGGTTATTAGATCCTCTTCAAGACTCTTTTGCCATTGTAGCCTGTCATCGTTGGTAAATATTCCATCGAGTCGAAGCTTAAAATCACCATCATACCTTTTAGCAAACAAATAATTTACAAGAGCATTATACAAACCACCAATATGTAGGTCTCCACTAATTGTGGGTGCAAATCGAGTTACTACTTTCATTTTCTTTCCTTTTTACTCACTCTACTTCGTAATTTGAAGGGTCAATTTCTTGACCATCATCAATCATTTTACCGGTTGATGTATCTATATTACCTGGGATACTGATTCTTTTTGGGAAGTCGCCAGGACCAGACATTTTGAACATTTTGGTAGAGCCTTTGTATTGTGCTGTGTAGTTCCAACAAATTGGAGGAATATCGTCAAATTCGCCAGGCTTTTCATTATCAAATTGGAGACCACTACCAGAGTTATGTAGCTCTTCAACTTCATCAGTCGTCAATTCGCGACTCCAGAAACCAACTTCATCAATTAGCGCATCAGCACCTTCACTTGGAGTAGGGTTGTAACGGTTGCCAATATAGAATGGCCGGTCGCTGTCGTGACTTGTTCCTCCACCTGAAGCAGTCTGAAAATATAAAACATTATTAAGATACAAAGTCAAATTACCAGAATTTGCTCTTGTCACAACAATGTGATGCCATGTATCTGTGGAAAATGTCCAAAAGCCACCAGTAAGAGAAGCAGTACTCCCTCCAGTCATGGTGGAAGAGAGTATCAGACGACCTGAAGTTAGACGGGCCGCAAGGTCGTAATTTGGACTAGTAGAATGGAAGGGGCTAGAGTGTTTAGCTATAAACTGATTATCTCCACTTGAACTCACACCTCGCCAATTTACCCAAAGAGAGAATGAAAAGTCAAGAGAACCGTCAAGACCACTTTGACTACCATCGGCTATTGTTAAATAATCTGAAAGGTCATTAAAATCTGCTGCATTATTGAACTGACCTGTGTCGTAGTCAACGCCACTTGCTGTAAGATCATTTGACCCTTTTGAGTCAGATCTTGTTCCAGATGTTTCATCCATTTTCCAATATGATACTAAATTAGTTTCTAATGCCATGATCTATATCCTCCTACGGATTATAATCTTCTGGAATTGTCGCACCTTCGTACACAAGATGAGCCATTGCGCCAGGATGTCCTAAACAAAAATTCTCAATTGCACCTGTTAGAATTGCCCCAACTCTCATAGTGAGCAAGCAATTGTATGTTGGTACAGCAGATACCACATACGTACCTGTCTCACACACAATCTGTGCTTCTGTTGCTGCAATTGCTGCATTTAACTCAGCACTGTTTGTTACTGTTACCATTTCTACTCCTTATTTAAATTTAAGAATCTTTCTGTCAGTATTGACAAGTAATCTCATGAGTTCTGCTTGTTTATCCATTGCCTCTCTTGGTGTAAAGTTCTGCATTAAAATAACCTCACCAAAAATTAACTGTGCTTGATAAAAAGCAAGCATACTTGGGGAATCCTCTTTGATACCTTGATATACTGGATGATCTGCATTAATGTAAATTTGAATACCGTCGAAACCTGCTCCCTCAGCTACCATGCTTGCGGGACCATCTTCTCCAAGATGCTCAACACTAGCAGCAACAAAGTTGTTTATTTGTGCTTGTGGTGCATCTGGAACATATCCGTCTTCTTGAGGATTAATATTGAGATCTAAAGAAGAAAAGTCAAGTGGAGGAGCAATAGGAGTAAGATTAATCTTACCTAGCTCCAACGAATTGGTAATAGGAGTACGTAAAGAAACACCTTCTGCTGGTTGGGCACATTCTGTTGGCATATCTTCTTGTGCTGTAATTTCTCTTATTAGCTGCTCAATTCTTTGACTAACTAATCTAAATGCACCTCTAATTCTTTCTTCATCTTCCATTTCTGCTTCTGGGATAGCTGCACTAATTAATTGCTCAAGAGCTTCTTTTCCAATTAGTTCAACCAGCGATACTCCAAGTACCTTCTCAACTACATCGAGCAATTCAGAGATGGTACGAACTTCAGTAGGAACATCAGAAGGATCAACATTGAATTGTGGTGCTATTTCTCTTAGATATTTTAACAATTCCTTAAAAGCACCTGAAGCAGCAGATACTGTTGCTTCCATACTTCCATCTTCATTTATTTCTCCTGCTGGATCTTTACCGGCGAGAACATCTTCGAGAATCCCTACAGGAATCATTGACTGCATAGGTCTCTGTGGAAAATCAAACTCTGGAAGCTTGTTTAAAATATTTGTTACTGTTCTAACAGCTCTATTAAGAACTTCTGCTTTTCGTTCTTCGTCTTCTGCTGCTCTCTTCTGAGCTTCAACGTCGAGGATGGAACGAATAGCTTCTGTAACAGCAGCTTCAAATGCTGTTTTTTCTGGAGAGGCAATCAAATCTGTTCTATTAGAAGAGATCACATCCTTAAGCCAATTGGCAACCACATATCCTGAAAGACGACCTGCCGACTTATCATAACCTTCAAGTCCAAAATAGGTTCTATATACTCCTCTACTCTGTACTTGAATTTGAACACCAGCCTGATCTGCAAGATCAATGCTCTCTGCTGCTATGACAATCTCGCCTGTGATTGGACCAAATTCAGTGGTAAGATCAATATCGTAACGAAGACCATGAACATACTTTTCTTCAAGCAGCTCATCATTAACAAATACACTGAACTCGCTCTCTGCTTGGGGAACAAGCATTTCAGAAAGCCTCTCTCGAATAGCCATATCAGAATATTGTCTATGAAGATTCTTCATAATAATGCAAACGCCAGTTTTATTTACATCATACAGCTCTGTACCAATCTCTGCAACAAGAGCAGTTTCATACTCTTCTTCTGTTAAATATGTACTTACTTCAATCTCATAGTCGTCGATTAAATCACCTGCTGCTATTGCTGCTTCGTGTGAATAAAATGCACAGCTTCTGTAGGGACCAGTTTCAGACTTTGAGAATACTAAGAACTGCTCTGCCATACTAAGAATAGCAAATTTACCAATTCCGAATGTTCCAATTGGCTCTCTGCCCTTTTCTGAAGGGGCTTTCGAACTTTTACCAATCGTAAAGAATCCGGCTAGATTATCTTCTGTCATGCCCCAACCATCGTCGTGGACAATAATCTTATCTGCTGTTACAATAACATGTACCTTATCGGCATCAGCGTCATAAGAATTACTTACAAGCTCAACAATAGCCATATGTGGATCTGGATACATTCTTCTTCCAATAGCTTGTTGAATGTTTGTACTTGTTTTTAGGCGAAAATTCATTTGGTTCTCCTAGCTAATTTGGTCCTATTTAGCATTTCTTTCTCTACTATAATGTCGTTACAAAAATCAAAAGATCTCTTCCATATTTCAAATGTATGATACTGCACATTGTGCTCACATACTACAAAACCTTCGTAGCTTTCTCGTGCTAGGTAATGAATTGTATTCTCTACTAAAAAGTCACTCTCATATACAGGCCTATGAAATCCTTTTGAATTGGATGATATGTAGCCCGTTAAATGAACATGTCTAATGTGATGTGAAGCGTGTGCTGTAAGAATCTGACTATATTCTCCTCTTAACCAAGCGTGCTCAATATCTAAGCACAACTTTACTCCTAATATGTCTCGTACTATTCTCTCTCCATCTGAAGCTGCATGAAAGGGCTCTGGTGGCATCACTATCAACTGTCCATCTTTAATTTGATGAGCTGAAGGAAGTGAATCATTTTCTATTGTTATTGTTATATTTTTTCCTCTAGCGTATTGTACTAATTCTCTAAATCTATCAGGATTAAGAATCTTATGTGTATTTATAATTCGTGCTCCAACATGATGAGCAAAATCAATTACACTCTCATCAAAAGAATAGATAGGAGCATGTATAGCATATTCAAATTCAAATGAATTAAGTAAGTCCTCACTATCCTTATTGATATTTTGAACAGTTGTATAAATTTCAAGATACCGAAATCCAGCATCCCATATTGTTTGCATCTTTTCTTTATTGGGCTCTGTCTTAGCAGCCAGCTTCATGATCTTCATCTCCTAAAGCCTCAAGTAAAGTTGCTACTTCTTGTTGTATATCATATTGTGCAGAAAACTCAATACATTCTGCACTAACCTGTTCCCACAGCTCTTTATCTTCCAAAAGAGCTGATGACTTTTCAACCAATTCTTGAATATCACTTCCATCATTAAGCAATAAGTATTTACTGAGAAGCTCGTTTTGTCTCAAATGCTGTGCATTCGGTCCTTGAATTACTGGTATACCAAAGTTCATCATCTCATTACAAGATCTCGAAAACCCTTCTGAATATCCAGGTTCAATTGCTAATTGAGCACAAGCCATTGTTCTTAAAAGCTTTTCTCTTTCCATTCCTTCTCTACGTGTTCCACCATATTGAATATCAAATGGCGAATGCTTAAGAAATTGCTTTTCCATCTCATTTCCGCTAGGCTTAAAATATATTAACCCAGGATGTGTCTTGGATAACCCATAAGCTGCTAGGAATGAAGTTGTTGGGTTTTTCCACCAATCTGTACCTCTATGAGCTGATATAACTAGTGCTCCATCTTGTGGACTTCTATATTGAGCGGAGCCATATTCTCTACGCAACGCTTCTCCATCACATCCACCAACCCAGCTTATCACCCTTTCATCTCCAAATTGAACTTTTAGAAATTTAGCATATACAGGTCTACATAAAATTCTTTCTATACGATTATCTGGGTCATTGAGATTTACTCCTGAACTTGCCCAATGTTCTGAGTGAACTTGAGGATTACCAAGAAGACATAAAAACACTCGACAATGAGGATCGATGGAGTCTTTACATAATATATATCGAGCTACATCATCAAAAATCAAAACATCGCATGGATTTTGTCTAATATAATTCTCGAATATTCTATCGCCAGTAGCTGGGAGCTTAATATCATTTACAAAAGAAACCCATCCTTTGCTGTTAATATCTAAGCAGCTTACATTGTATCCGCTTTTCTTTAGTCCTTCAACTACATTGTTTGATGTTACTGTTCCTCCACCACCACTACTATCTTTTCTTGTCATAGATATATTCGTTGGTCGTGCTTTGATGATAGGAATATTTGCACTTCCAACCATCTCTTCAATAATTTCTCTCCATTGTCCAAGAAATCTATCAATGTGAAAATGCTCTACTGCTGTTTGTCTACTTTTAGTTGCCATTGACTCTTGTAAGGTTCGATCATTTAACAGTAAAACAGCATATTCTTTTAACTGTTGAGCATTATTTGAGAAAAAACCATTGATGCCGTTCTCAATAAAAGATGACTCATCATAAAACGCTGTTGTTACAATAGGGATTCCTGACATCATTGCTTCAACTCGGCCACGAGGTTGTGGTGACCTTAGAGTTGGATTCAAATAGACTGCATATCTTTCATGATTTCTTTTAAATGCTTCAAAACTACCAGGAGCTTGAACTTGTATTGCAGGATTGTCTCCAACTACACTAACTGGTATCCTACTCCTTTGGAACTCTTCAACAATCTTGAAACCACAAATCTTACTCCGCTCTTTTATCATTCTCCCTACTGTAAACACTCTGTTTGTTGTTCTTTGACTAATTGGCCATTCATTTGGATCTAATCCAGGATAAATAACATGCTGTCTACCAGAAGCAAGGTTCCATCTTTCTTTATCCTTGTGAGAACAAAATACTATTGTATAATTAGAAAGATCTTCTTGTACAAATTCTACATTACCTTGACCATGTCTTGAACAATGCATCACAATTATTTTTGGTAAGCGACAATTTTCCAACAATTTAAATTGTCTATAATTGCGAATAATTGCAAGATCATGTGACTCAATAGTCTTTATAGATAGTCCCACTTTATCAACAAAAGTGACATTAGATGGTACAGGACGCATTTTTGTATCCCAAACCTTACCTGTACTCTCATCCGTCATAACTGTGAAGTCACAACCCAATTTGCAGAGTTCATATTGATGTCCTTCATGAACAAGCATGTCAAAGATCTTCATATTTCTATAGACCCCTTTGCTTAAAGAAATTCAATATCTCTGTTCTATTCTTACCCTTAATCTCAATCTCTTTGTATTTTAATAGTCTTGCTTGATCATCAATAACACTTAATACACTGATTACTATGCTTGCTTCTCTGTCAAGAAGTCCATCTGTTATTTCTGCACTTGAATCAATTGCACTCATAATCTCAATATCTTCGTCCTCAATGATTCCAAGATATTCACCATCAGCACTAACATTAACACGATATCTCTCAATATCTAGATATTGCTTACCTTGAATGAGGACCATAGCAAAACTGTCAAGCTTAATGCCAGGCATGAAGATTGCCATATCTTCTTCTGTTATAGTGCGCTCAGTCAATGGAGTCAACGTCGTTACTCTGACGATTTTTCCATCTTCTTTACGATAGATAACTGCTACTTTTGCTACCACGTCATGCCCTTCCTAATTATCACACGATATCGAACCGCCAACTGCTATCCAGTTGAATCTCAATACAAAAGGTTCATTGAAGCCAGGTTCTTGTGAGAAATCAACATAAAATCCGTTTAGACAAGGATCTATTGGAGCTCTTACTCGTATTCGTGCTGCACTTCTGTCATCCCTGAAATCGTAAATTATCTCAGCATCACGCGGTCCAAACTCTCTCTCAAATGAAGTATTTGCACCTGAAACAGAGAAACCAGTGTAGATAAAGATTGGAGGATGTTCGCCTCCATAGGCTGCTGTACTTGTAGTAGTCCCTACAAAAGGAATAGATACTGCTTCGTTTCCGAAGACAGAATATCTTAAGACTTGTCCACCAATAATCTCAACCATATATAACTCCCGTTCAAATGGGTGTATAGGATATATACAATCCTTCCATTATTAAGGAGAAATATCGATAGATTTGTTGGGATGTCTTAATCGAAAAATTGTTGTTTTTTACGTCTTTTATATTCTGCCTTAATTTCAGGTGGCATATGAACAAGACAGTGCTCGTAACCCTTTACAGCACGGCGGCGACATTCGCGGCCATTTGTGCGGGTCCCTAAACATTGTTGACTAAGAATTTCACGGGCACGCTCAGGCGTAATAGTAGGATGCTCAACAGGAGGCTTTGGTGGAGGAGGGGTTTTTGGGGGAGGAACGATGTGCTGTACTTGTGTTACTCCCTCTTCATTCATAGTAATAAAAGCGTGAGGATTATCAATAATAGTAACCCCTGTTCTTTCATCTTCGTGTGTTAGCGTTTCTTTTTGTTCATGACGATCATCAAGAAGAGGTTGTTCTTCAATTTTTTCCATAAATCGAGCTCGAGCAACTCGCATCTTTGGATCGATATCAGGACGATCACTCTTACCAACTCCAATACAAATGAGATCACCCTTACGAAAAGCTTCTTGCAATTCGTAAGAGTTATCTCGTTCTCTTTGGCTAAAATTACTTATATCTTGCTGTTCTCCTGGCATTAAACGCAATCCGCCTAAGCCAGGAAACTCTTGAATAGTGATGGAAATATTTTTAACTATCATTATTATCTTCTGGAGCTGGGACTGATTGAATCATTTCTTCAGGAGCCTTAGCTACATTACTGAGCTCTTCAATCCTTGCCTGTGCAGCAGCAAGAACTTTTGCTCCTTTAGAGAGACTCAAAACTTGTCTTAGCGCCTTAACGTCGGTCATTTCTTTGACAAACTTAACTTTAGCACCACCTTTACGATGCTTAAATCCGTCAATCTCCGACTTTTCAGTAGACACTTCTTTCGCTACTTTAGAGGCCTCCGCTTCCGTTAAGCGACGAACTGCGCCTCTCTTTGTTTCTGCCATTGCGGGATTGATTGCTTCTTGTCCAATAGAAGATTCAAATGGATCATCTCCTTGAACAATTTGAACAATACCAGCAGAAGTTTGAATATGTGTCACTTCAGTAACAATCTCAAGAACCCCAGAAGCGATAGCATTACGAAGCCTATCATTATTTTCTGCCTCTGCAAGAACTACACCTTCTTCTCCTGATTGTAAATCTCTAGATAGTTCCATTCCTTTTGGCCAAAACAGTCTACTAATGTTTCTTACTTTCATCTTTACTCCTTTTTCATTGACCACTTGGAGAGGGTAGAATTTGATTTTTACGCTTATCGACGTAGACTGAATTCCCACCAAACTCCTGTGCCTTTTTATTAACTTCTTCCAAATAACCAGGCTTGTATTCAAGCCAGTCACCTTCATCTATAACTGTTTGAGTATAGTGTCCAACTGTATGTGCTGTATCCATAAAAGTATTAATACCTACATCCATTACTTTATGAAAAAATCCAATATCTTCTGTACCCCAAGAGTGTCCATCGTGCTCATAACAAAACCAGGGAGCGTCAATGACATCAAAAACTCTCATATCAAACAGAGTACAACCCAGTCCTGTTACATGAACAGGGACAAGTCCTTTTTTGTAATCATACACAACTCTTACCGTTTGACGATCCTTCTCAAAAACATAGCATACAGGAAGATGAGGATACTTGCGTTCAAAATATAAACCACCGACAATTGGAGCATTATGTTCAATAAATTTTAAAATTGTATCAGGCGGTAAAATATTATCATGATCAATAAACATCAAAAAATCCACACCCGACTTTTGAGCTTCTTCTACACAATTGTTACGATTAACAGAGAGAGGAAGACTAGGATCCATATAAAGTCTTGCAGATTTAGGTTTCATCAAACGCTCATACATAGCAAACCATTCTTTATAGACAAAGTCATAAGAATGGGGTGTTGCAATCATAATACTAAAATCATCCAGGGTAGCTTGCTTATCAAAAAATGAATGTCCTCGATTGATTGTCTCAATCTTTTCTTCGGTAGTCATCTCAGCAAAAGGCTTCAATGCTTGTTGAGGCACTTGTTGAGATACTTCTGGTAACACCTTGGATCGTTGTGCTTTTTTGTTTTTGTTTTTCTTTTTATTCTTGTTCTTCTTACTCATACCTCTTCCTTACTTTCTGAAGGATGTTCCAGGAACCATGGGATTTGTCTTCTCAGCATTAATAATTATAGTACAATAGTTTGATGCATATTGCCAAAAATGAGCTATGATGCGATCTCGAAGCTCTCCTTTAAATTTTCTACTTGCATTATGTCCTCCAGTTATGTAGTCTATTACCTTAACTGAATCGTACATTGCCTTATCCGCTGCTATTCTTTTAAGAAAAATCATCGCTCTCAGAATAGTTTTATTGATCTTTTTCTTTGGATATAGTCCTATTGTTTTCATACTTACGGAAACAAAAGCCTTTTCTGCTTGTCTTTTGTCTTTGAGCTCCGTGATCTGTACTGCTGTATAAAGCATGAGGACTTGTTCCCATAACTTCTCTATCTCTTTGATCTTCTTGCTTTTAAACATTTATTTCATTTTTCCTGAAAACGAATTTGGCCACTTATTTACTTTTACCCATTGTGCATTAGCTCTTAGAGCTGACAGATCTTTTGCATTTACCTGCGACATACCTGATCTAATCCCATTAATCAATCTCTCAAGTATGACACTTGTTTTTCCTCGTACTGGCACACTTCGACTAATTCCTTCTGGAGCTGTACCTTCTCTAACTTCATCGCCACGGCGCAACTGCGCCTCTCTCGATGCCATTCCATAATAATGAGCTTTATAATTACCATCTTCATCAAGAAAAAATGCTTCAGTTGGAATTGCAGAAGAACCTGATAACAATGAACCAGTCATTGCAGCATCTGCTCCTATTGCAAGAGCTTTAACAATGGTACCTGAGCCTGTAATGCCACCATCTGCAATAACTGTTACTCCATATTGATCAGCAGCTTGAACACATTCAGCAAGCGAAGTAGCAGTTGGAACACCAACGCCAGTTTCAATTAAAGTGGTACACATACTGCCGCCCCCATTGGTCGCTCTAATGCAGTGAGCTCCTGCTTTACATAAGTCTGTTGTACCTTCTGCTGTTGAGACACTTCCAGCAATTACTTGATGATCAGGATATGCATGACGAATATATTTGATCATTTCTATCGTTTTAACATGGTGACCTACATTAACATCAACACAAATAATATCTGCATGAGGAGTTAAGAGTCTAAGAAGAGCAGTATCGGCTTCTTTAATTCCAACAGCAAAAGCACGATGAGACTTCGGGACTTCTTTGCCTATTATTTTCATTTCTTGCTCAAGGTGAGTAAGGCTTGCAAAGCGATGAAGAATGCCCAATCCACCGACTTCATGCATTTTAATAGCCATCTTTGATTCAGTTATTGAAGACATTGGCGAAGAAATAATTGGAGCCTTGAGAACTATTCCTGGCAACAATTCTGTTGACATATTAACATCCATACGAGACATGACTTCACTACCACAAGGTCTCAATAAAAGGTCTTCATAAAAATAGCCTGTGGGAATATTCTCAAACATTTCTTTCTTTCTACTCTTCAGTCCTACCAAGTTGCTTATCTTCTATTAAACGAAGCTGAGTCTCTTTGAGAGTACGCTCTTTGCGTACTCTCTCGAGGTCTTGATAAAGTTTTTCAATGTCTTCTTGAATATCAAATTCCATACGCTGAAGTTCCATAATTTGAATCTTCAAACTCTCTGCTTCAGCTTCCATATTCATTTGATCTCCTAGAGAATTACACCTTTACTTTTCTTTGGTGTTACTTTCCTATTGAGAAGAAAAGTGAGCTCTTCTTTAATGATGAAATCACGAATTCTTTCGATAGGAACAATCCAGTTCATATGAGTAACCATATTACCTTGGGCAACTCGTCCACGAGCAGGAATGCCAGCAAGATGCCACACACCATTGTGTTGAACAAAACAAGCACCACCACTGTTACCAAAAATGATATCTGCGTTGGTCATTACATATCGACGATTATCAATTGTATCGTCTGTATCAGTGATCATTCCTTTTGTCGGAATTGGTTCATGTGCAAGAGAGCATCCAACATTATATACTACCTGAAATACCTGCAACCTAGCGCCTTCAGGAAGAAGAGGTGCGACTCTTGCATCAGCCGTAATGCTTCTGGTGGTATATAGCTTAAGTATGGCTATATCTCCCTTTTCATCATAGGCTATAATGTCAGCTTGAAATACATTTTGACCTTGAGCTGTACCTTCATTATTGTATAGAAAAATTTCAACTTCAACTCTGTCGAGCTCTTGAATTTTTTTCATACTTTTACTATTAGAATCCCAACGCTCTTCGAAGTTGATTGCATCGCTGATGACGTGATAGTTAGTTAAAACATAAGTCTCAAATTTGCCTGCCTCGTCTCTATCATCACAATAAATGACAGTACCAGAGCCAGTACCTCCCTCTGTTGAAACTCGTACAACCGTTTTCATTAGTTGATCATGCATGTCTCTGACTTGTTGATCAGCAAAGGTGGGAGTTAAGAGGAGACCACAAAGGACTACTACAATAGCGGTGATTTTGAGCATTCTGCTTCCTTTCTTTTCGTTACTACATTTAATACTCTATATTTTTATATATAGTTGTTCATTCTTGTCACCGCTTTTCCAAAAAAAATAAGGGACTGACCGAAGTCAGTCCCTATGGTATCCTAAATATTGGGCTTAGGAACTGTTAATTTTTGTTAAGAATTCTTCTTTGGTTTTTGTTCCTTTTTTACTATTACATTTTCCACATAGAGGTTCAATATTGTCAATATAATTTGAACCTCCTCTTGAGAGAGGAGTCGAATGATCTACTGTAGGAATATTTTCTTCATCAAAAACACAAAGACAACCATAACATTGATGATTATAACTAGCAATACAGGCAAGCCACTCTTCTAGAGTAAACGAGCCTTCTGCATTTTCTTTGAGGGCGCGGCGTCGGTTATTGCTTATTCTCACTTTTTCTTTATTACTTTTACGCCACTGTCTGCGCTTTTCTGACTCAGCCTCCTTATTGGCATGCCAATGTTTGCGACACGCTACATTACATGCTTCTCTATTGTTTGCACGGTATTTAGCCCAATGCTTACGAGATTGTTCTGGATGCTCTTTGCGATATTGAGTTGTATTAGCTATATGTTCTTCTGCATGTTCTCTGTACCACTTTGCATGAGCTTCTTTTTGCTTTGCCCTATTTTCAGGCTTTACTCTTCGAGTAGCTTCATTTTCTTGTGACCGCTTAAGATTCTTACGGCGGTGCTCAGATGAAAAGCAGCTCTTACAGAGCCCCTTCGCATTATGTTTCATGCGAGTAATCCCATTAACAGTATTAGGACACTCTCGATTCTGACAGTGGTTATATTTTCTTGACCATTTTGTAGACATATGCTTTTATCTAATAGAAGAACACGATTGTCACATTAATTATAAAAAAAGAGAGGTTACTTAGTAACCTCCCTTATTAGATATCGAATTAAAAGAATTGCTTCGCTCTTAACTCCAAGTATTATTAGGAGTTATCTGCGGATGCGATTCCTCTAGGATTAACAATACCAACACCGACGATCTCATTAACGACCCAACCTAGCTTCAGCTGTTTTGGTTCGTCAGCAGGTAGTACTTCAATGTCTTGACGGACAGGGAATACACCAACAAATTCTGGCTCTGCGAGACCATAGACGGTACCTTGTGGTACAATCTTGCTGACGATCATGTCAGCGCCCCAAATACTACCATAAAGACCAGTCTGTAGTACTTCGCGGACCGTTACCGGATCAAAGCCACCATAGATTGGACCACCAACACCGGCGCCACCAACATTAGTCATACCAACCGCAAGAAGGTCGGTAAACTGTGTGATGTGCATGAAGAATTTAGCTGTAACTAAATCCCACTTGTCGATGTTTTGTTTAATATCAAGTAGATCCAAAAGCTGTAGACGGCTAGCTGCACCACCGGCGAAACCGGTACGAGCATTCTCACCACCGAAGCCACCAGCTGTATCTGATGAAAAATCGATAGCGGAGAAAATGTTAGCATCTTCTTGAGCTTGAATCTCTTGACGTGCTTTTTGCTGCGCTCTGTCGATAACGTTGAATCGACGACGCTTAACCTCAGCGATACGGACGGTTGGATTGGAAACGATTTCCAACTCAGGAACCATCAGACGGTCGCCTTGGACACGGCTCTCAGGAGCCGAACCGTTAGCAGCGATAATACATGCGGAGACGTCAATATCTTTGTCGTAAACTGGTAGAGCGCCCTGTGGAAGGGGATCTACGATTAGTGCTTTACGACCAACACCTTGATAGTCTAAGTTTCGACGAATTGGATTCGCCATTGCCTGACCGAGGGCAACTTTGCCTTCGGGGGAAGCGAGCGCTTGTGCCAGCATTGCCTCTTTAGCTTCATCACTGAAAGAGGGACCATCAGCATCTGCTGCTGCAGCTGCAGGCTCAGTAGAGCCAAGCATGTTTGCATAGCGGATGAGATTCTGGAGAGCTTCTGCACGATCATGCGCATTGACTTCGCCTTTGTCATTGAAAAGGTTCATCTATTTTACTCCTATTCTCTCAGCTTTACTTGAATTTAAAGATCATGTATACGGACCCAGCGAGTTGGGGTTGAACACGAGGCATGAAGAAGCTATCAAAAGCATCTACAGAACCAATGCCGCCCTCAAAACGACGGACGAAACGTCCGATTTCATCTGTGAGACCAGTAATGAGTAAGCCAGCAGAACCACCGGTACCTGAATAAAGCAGGTCGCCTGGGGTTAAACCAGTTAGATCAGAAAGACTGGAATCAAAAACGTCTGTTGCATAAAGACCGGAATCGGTCCAAATTGTTGCTTTACCTGATGCGAAGTGGGATGCAGGTCCAGCGGGTGTTCCTGTTGCTTCGGTTGTGCCTGCATTAATAGGCGTACCAAAGACAGCTCCACCGTAACCAGCGCCTGACGTAGAATCATCAAGAAGACCGACTAGTGAGAGCTGCTTAGTGCCTGCTCCGCTGTCGCTCATAATATCTACCTCAGGAGTACTGCCAGCACCACCAGCGGCTACAATTTCGCCAACCATGCCGCCCTCAATCGCTACACTAGCTGCGAGCGGGAATAACCCAATTGGGTTACGCTCAAATGCTTGTAGTGGAAATAAGGTCATAGAGTTCCTCCTCTACTACGAGTTGTTAAGTTTTAGGTGACCAGTAGTCTTCCCTAAGACTACCTCTGAAGTTTTCAAGATCACCATTAGAATTCTGTTTAAACCAGATCTCAAACAAATACTTGCGTGCAAGTTGTTCTTTGACCTGTTGCGATAACATCTGAATCAACTCATCTATTACTCGCCTGATGCTTCGAAAGTTTTTGACTTTCTTTATAACTTCGTTCGCATCTATGCAAAGTCTTTCACAGTCAAGCTCTCTTACGAAAGCCTGGATCTGTTTCTCCGAAATCTCCGGTGAGTTTTCGAATTGCTGACCCAACGTAGGAAAAAAGTCGAATACCAACAATGCGTCGTAGCACGCTTCGTCAGTGGTTTTCTGAGGTGTCTCACTTATAAGAAAGCTCAATACCTCTTCAATGTCGTTTCCTTTTATCCAGGACATCGCTATTCCTTACCTAAAGTCCCAAAAATCAATACATTCGAAACTTTTATTTTATTTTTTTTAAATAAAGGCTACTTCTTAACCTTCTCTATAAGTTCTTCAAAAAAAGTACGCATCTCATCTTCTGATTCACTATCGACATACTGTGTGGAGTCAAAATATTCAGCCAATAGTGTAATTGCTTTTTTAGTGCGATGATAGACCGTATTAATTACGTCTCGTAATTGTAATTTTTTAGTGATAGATTCCTCGTCTGTAACTGGAAATTCATCAAGAAGCTGAAGATTAAACTGATACATTGCATTGTTATTTTTATGTAAAATTCCCATGTCTTCTGATACTTGCGTTGGGATCTGGCACCCTGCAACCAGTAGAAGAGTGCATATAATCATATGTATGTGTTTCATATTATCTCTCTTCTCCTTGCGTAAGTTCTTCAAGAACCTTTTTAATCGTCTCATCATTCTTCAGAAAAGAAATAATAGAAAGAATATAATCTACTTCTGTGTCTGCGTGTAGATAATTGATTAGCCGATTTACTGCGTCGGCTATTTCTCTGTACTGAACTTGTGCGTCAATTTTTTGTTGTGCGATTGCTTCTGCAATTACATATGCGTCCTCTGGATTTTCGTAACTATCCGGATTAACATCAATCGCGTCCAGAAGCAAATTCTGTATTTCCCTCTGAATTTCAAAGTTATCTCGCACAATCTGCATGTTGTCGAATACTGCTTGTGGCGTCCTACATCCTGTAAAGAATGTGACGAGTAGCAGCATTGTGAGGAGTCTTGCTTTCATCTTTCTTCTTTCTCTTTTGTCTTATTCGACTTCATAATTTGAAGGATCAATCTCTCGACCATCATCAATCATTTTGCCAGTTGAAATATCTACGTTGCCTGGAATATTGATTCTTTTTGGGAAAGATCCAGGACCTGATAGTTTAAACATTTTGGTGGAACTTTTGTACTGTGCAGTGTAGTTCCAGCAGATTGGAGGTGGACTTTCTTCGTCAAATTCATTAGGATTATCATTATCATAAAAGTTACCAGCTCCACTGTTGTAGAGAAGACTAACATCATCTGAGGATAGTCCCGTGTTCCAGTAGCCTACTTCGTCAATGTACCAATCTCCATATGCAGTACTACCGCTGCCAAGCTTTAGTCCTTCAGTTGTTGCCGAAAAATTTGTTGACCCTGAATTTGCCGTATTTGCAATAGATACACCATTTAACCAGAGATCCATTGCACCATTTTGAGTACGAGTGAGTGCTATATGGTTATAAACACCCTCTGTCCATGGATTAGCTCCAGAAGAGATTGTCACTACCGATGCTCCACTGCTGCGGAGTCTTGCTCGAAGATTATAGTTATTTGCAGAGCCGTCAGACCATATCCCCCAGCCATCTGTTTTATTATATCCTCCAAGAGCTAAGGGACCAGTTCCATTTGGTGGGAGACTATTGAAGCTATCATGTCTGAACCAACCTGCAACTGAGAAATTATCAGAAGTAATGCTACCAAGGCTTCCATTGGGAACCCAGGGAAATCCACTATTGTTGGTAAACATTCCATTGTTCAATTTACCTGTTGAGGGACCAGCAGCAACCGTTCCAGTAAAGGATGAGGCATCAGCTGAGCCTACAGAATCGGCACGAGTTGTGGTTGTTCCTGTCTCTTCCATCTTCCAGTATGCAATTAGATTATCTGATAATGCCATTTTTCTCTCCTTTTAAGATGGATCTACTGGCTCTGCTCCGTTGTAATATGTCTCTGCCGTACCAGCGGTACAGGCACTAATGATTGCACCAATTACGCTCGATCCGGCTGGTATAACCAATCGGCACACATGGACTGGAACTGTTAATGTATTAACTGTACCACTTATGGTGATTTCTACTTCTTCAGCTGTGACTGCAGCTTCAAATTCAGCTTGATTAGTTACTGTTACCATTTTCTACTCCTAAGCCTTTGCTATATTAATCCCGATTTTGCCTGCCATTTTAAGGATAGCAACACTTGCTTTTACAAGAGCTTTTCGCTTATTGTTAGTAGCGATTACTCTTTGTAATTCTTCAAAGACCTCTTCTGCCTGTTGATCATCGAGTTCTTCGTATAGCTTTTCAATGTTCTTATACGTAATCTTTTCCCATTTAACTGCTAATCTTTTTCCTCGAATCCTGTCAAAAAATCCCATACGTCCTCCTTACTTTCTACGTCGTCTTATGCTTCTTGCACGATTTCTTGCTAATCTTCGCAATTCTGCATCGTTATTTGTTTTAATCGCATTAATCTCTTCTGCGGATAACCTTCCTAAAACAACTCCACCACCTGGACTTTGTACGGCTTTTTCTATTTTAGGGTTATCTCGTTCATTTATTTCTTTTTGACGTCGTGTTGCGAGTATATGATTTAGCCTGACCTCAAGTACTCGCTTTGCTTCTTCCATCTCTTCAGGAGTAGAGGCCTTGATAAAGACTGTCTCGTCTGCCATATCAATTAGAGATTTTTTGTCGTCATCTTTACTCATTAAAGCCACAGCGCTTCTAGTTCATTTATTAGAACACTAGGTGGACCGGTTACTAACGCAATTATAGGACCGTTGGGTTCTGTTGTAAATCTTCCATCACGCCCACAATACATTGGCCCATTAAGAGGATAGTCGACCACTGGGTCAAATTGGTCAGTTGCAAAGATTCCTCTGAATATATGAACTGACACCTTACCACTTCCAGCTGTTGTGTCTTCACCTGGAAGATCAGGAATCTGAGACATATAAGAGGCCATAATTTCAAATCCTGTTTTTGTTGGATCTGTCGGATCAATTACATTAAGAGCTGTACCAGCTGGAACAACAAGAACACCATTACGAGGATTCAGTTGAACATCAACCGTTGCTACAAAGGTATTTGGAATGATGTTTGTATTCTCTAGAAAACCCATTGTATCAACAGTACTAACTAAGTTACCATATCCATCTGAGACTCCTGCTGCAGGTATAAAGATGAGCTCATCCATTGAGTTGCGGCTAAACGCCTCTGTCTTTACGTCATCAATAATTCCAATTGGTGGTAGTGTGCAACCATCGGAAATAGTTACAAAGATACTTCCACCTATCTCAATCAAGGCTCCGATCATACCAGCCTGAAATTCGATAGACGGATCCACGGGCCAAAGGCCATGAATCTCACCAGACGTATAAACCAATCGTAGAACCATCTTTATCTCCTAATTATTCTAAGTGATTAACTCTTCCTCTTACTTTTGCCTTTTTCTGTACACCCTTTATAGCTCGGGTTTACATAGGAACAGTAAGTTTCCCAGGACATTTTGTAAGCCTTTTCATCAGAAACCTTTGGATCATCTCTTCTGATTGCATCTGCGATTTCTTTCACCTTTTTTGGCTTGGAAGCAATTATATGTCCATCACTGCCACTTTGATCTTTTTTCTTTTCTTCTCTGAGTCTATTAAGCTCTTCTATCTCAACTGAGGTTAGTTCAACACCCTCTTTTGCTAACATTTCGAGAGCACACTGTCTACAAACTCCATGTGATTCTTCAATTTCACACTCAATCAAAGAATCATTACACCATGAACATGAAATTTGATATTGTGCAGTAATAAACATTTTTTGCTTAGCAAGACTCAATCTTCCTTTAAAGTCTTCAACCTTATCTGCGATTGTCTGTTGTTGATCAAAGGCTTGGGGGAGCTCATCGATGGAAATTGCTCCTTGAGGAAGAACAATCTGTAACCCTAGTGCATCATGACTTTCGGATATTGGCGAAAGATCTACCTGCATAACCATTTGTTGTGCCAATTCAGGAGGCAGCGTTTGTGCTATGTCTTGAATCAACGTAAGAAGATTTGTTGCTTCAGCATAGCACTTCTTATTGACTAATTGCTGCCCAAAACTATGAAGGCGACGAATTAACTTTATCTGCGCTTTAATTTTTATAAGGTTCACGTCAAGCTCATTTTCTATTTTTTTGTCTTGAACGAATTGCTTCATTGATGTTACGAATTGCACCATCGAGATTACCAATTTCCCGACGATTCTTGGCCTTATCTTTTTGCAAGAAAGCACAAATATTTCTCAGAACATTCAATGTTTCTTTAAGTTGCTCAATACAATTTTTCTCATTGACTTTCATCATTGATCTTTCATAAAAAAAGGTGGTCTCAAGTCTCATAGGAGACCGATGAGACCACCATCATCAACTTATAGCTGACTTAGCCTTATTTCCAGGGCAGATTTCCAAGACCTTTAGAAAGATCTTCTGAACCATTACCTAAACCTGGCTTTGTGCGACCTAACTGTATAGCACCAGCTGACTTAACGAAAGCTTTAGTTACTTTTGCGTCCTTGACAATCTCTGTATTGTCAACAACATTAGCAAGAGCATCAAAACTATCACTATCCATATCAGTGAGGCGATCTACTTGAGCTTCAATAGACTCATCGGTAGATTCGATCTGACCAAGTTGAGCTTGCTTATTAGCAATACGATAAGCACGTTTCATGCGAAGCTTAAGCTCATGAGTATTGGCTGTTGACTTTTGAACAAACTCTTGCTTGAGTTCTTCATCAATCTCTGGCTTCTCTTCAGCTTCTTCAGCTTCACTAAAAACTTCAGTAAGATGCTCTTGAACTTGAGCTGTCTTATCAGTAGCTTCTTCTTCGTCCTCTTCGTCATCACCTTTTGTGCAATCTTCTGGACCAGTGCAATTACCACACTCAGCTTCAGCTTCAAGCTTTGCAATTAGCTTGCGGCGAGCTGATTGACGCGCTGTTAATTCGCCACGGGGCTGCTTCTCAGCAACTTCCATGTCGGCTGCTTGCTGCTCAGTCTCAGTTTCAACATGTGCATCACCATCTACGTCTGGGACATCAGTTCCACCACCTGGATGTGCTTCAGCAATCATGTCACCATCAGTAATCTGATAAAGTTCAGAAGCAAGCTTATAACGAGCAGCTTTGCGCTCAAGAATCTTAGATGCTGACATTGCTTCACATGTATCATCATCGTCATCATCTTCGCTATCACTAAGCTCTTCTTCAGCATCGTCAAGCTTCTCTTCAGCATCGTCGATGTCTTCTTTTGCTTCTTCAACATCTTCTTCGTCTACTTCATCTTCAGCTGCTACCTTTTCAATCTTCGGAGAAGAAGGAATTGATGCGGATTTAGCAGTCACTAATGCCTTAGCCTTTTTGACAGCTTTATCAGCATCTTCAAGAGCCTCCTTAACAACTACGTTAAGGGCCTTTAGTCTACCTTCGTCATCTTTAGCAGCTTCCAAATTTTCACCTAAACCTTCGAGCTCAACACCAGCATCGTTAAGGTTCATTTCGGTTCCGAGTGACTCTACATCAGCTTCATCACCTTCATTAAGAGCACGAAGCTCACGTGAAGCTTCTTCAATGGTATCAATAGCAGCACTAATTTGTTCACCAACGCCAAGTTCTTCGCCTTCGCCTTCTTCAGGTGCCATTTCCTCAAGACCGAGATCTTCACCCCCTTCGAGGTCCATCAGTGGCATGCCTTCTTCAGCTTGGGCAGCGCGCTCAATTTGAGCTTTTACTGTATCAAAACCTAATTGCTTGACAGCTTGAATTAAGTTCTTACCGTAATCTTTACTATTAACCCATTCCCAATTTGTGATCTCTGAATTATCCTCATTAGGAACATCAAGATCTTCACCATAGAGCTGCTCAGCAGTTACGGACATTAAGGGTTCGCTACCTGCAAAAAGAGTCCAAGCAGAATTACCACGGCTTGCACTTTTACGGAAGGTAGCGCGAAGTTTGGCACGCTGTAATTGTTCTTTAATGGATGCGTCGTCGCCAGCCATCCCGTCAGAACCCGGCTCCATGCCTTGTCCGACCATCTGCTTATCTTCGGTATCACGTACTTTTACGTAATCTTCTTTTTCATACGGAAGAGTAGCGGGATCGTTAACGTCTCCACCACCTTGAAAGTAAGCTTCTTTGGTTTGATTCAAGAGTGCATGACGTCTTTGTCTACGCTCTTCAATGCTGCCACGTTGTACTTGTTGCTTTACGGACTCGTCGTCCCCGGCCATTCCCTCGGAACCTGGTTCCATACCTTGTCCGATCATCTGCTTGTCGTCGTTATCGCGAACGCTTGTGTAATCTTCGCTCTGATAAGGAGTTGCAGAAGGATCGTTCAAGCCACCACCACCTTGGAAATAAGCTTTCTTTTCCTGATCTTTTGACATGGATGACTCCTTCTTGTCATTAATGACGCCGTCCTCTTTCAAAGGATCGGCTTCTAATTCTAAACCTAGGTCTCTTGCTGTCTTATAACGTCTAATACGTCTTGCCTCTATTTGTTCTGCATCATTCCGAGAGTCGTCTGTGCAAACACCTCCATTTTCTATATCATCGCAATCGTCATTGCAAACACCCTCACTGGCCTCTTTTGAGAGCTTTTGAATTTGTGCTTGCAGATCACGAATCTCGTCACGAAGTCTCTCAGCTTCCATAGGATTCACACACGTATTAGCACGTGTTTCTCTTTCGTTGACTGTTTCGTTAAGTTTTGCGAGAACCGTCTTGATCTTCGCTCTTGGATCAGCACCGTTAGATACGACGCTGATTTCTATAAAGTTCAAACCATTATTAATTTCATATACATCTTCACAACCTGCTGTTGTTAGACCTTTACTGGCACGAACATGTTCGCAATAATCATCTTCTGTTACTGCTCTGTTTCCACAATCAGAACATAAGCTGTAGGCAACTTGTGTCCCCATAGAAACATCGTTGGAATATCCCATCTCAATCTGACGTGCTAATTCAGGATATGCAACCTTATCACACGCTACAAGAATGTCGACACCCTTGGTCCCCTGGTCCCACTGTGCGTCTAAGATGATACCACGAATTTTCTCTGCATCATCACTTGCATGATTTACAAATAATCCACGGCCTATAAATGTTTCGAATGCCTTTATTTCTTTTCCGTCCTCTGATGTAACTTCTTTGAGAAGTTCCGATTCTGGAAACGCATCGCCATTCTGATTAATATAAGGTTTAACTCCTGCTTCTGAGTGCCATAAACCTTCTTGCCAATCTTGCATATTTTGCTTGCAAGTAGAACAACATCCATCTTCACCGCGTCTAACAATGTGTCCATCACCAGAAAATTGCTGTGTGACAGGATCGAGGTTTGCGTGTTCCATTGCGTGAATTGCTCGACATACAAAATATACAAACTCATCTGACTTTGGAGCAACCCGCTTAATTTCAGCAGTTAGCTCACGGAAGCGCTTCATATTGGCTTCAGAATTAAGAGCCATCTCAGCATTAATGCTTTGAATAGCGACTTCTCCTGTTGCATATTTTTTTAACATATATTATCTCCGTATAAAACCAGGGTGATAGACTACCATTTTTAGCTAAAAATATCGATACATTTAAATATTTTTATTATACATCTAGTCTAATTGGAGTATCACCAAACATCTCGTGTGCAGACGTGAGCCACTCTTCATAGGCACGCTTATATTCTGCTGCTCGTTCAGCTTGTTCCATAATCTTTTCATACTGTACACGCTGTTTCCCTTGAGAAAAGCGATATTTCATACCATCAATTACCTCTTGGAACTGCTCGAGAGTCAAAACATCATGTTCTACTTCGGGCTCAACAACGCCTTCTATAGTAGGCTCAACAGGCTCTTGTGGTTCAGCTTCAACTACTGGCTCAGCTGGTGTCTCTTCAACTACTGGCTCAGCTGGTGTCTCTTCAACTACTGGCTCAGCTTGTTCCTCTTCAATAATCTCTTCAAGCTGATCAAAGGTAGTCATTTTAGGTTCTTCAACTATTACCTCTTCTTGAGCTGGGACTTCAATCTCTGAAGCTGGAGCCTCTTGAATTGGAGTTTCAAGTTGACTAAAAGGCGTAAAAGCTTGTGGAAGAGCTGTTTGCATATCTTGTAAAAGATTATCTGCAATCTGAGCTTCTTTTGTGGCACCTTTTGCATCAAGCGAATCAGCAACTCGGACTAAAGTCTGAATTACACTCTTTGCTTGAAGTGTTTGATCACCTACTGTCTCTTCTACTTCTACTTGCTCTACATCATCCTCAGACTTTAATTCTGTAAGAATTGTCATAATCTCGTCTGCCTCTGCATGTGCACCAGCTTCATCGAGAGAATCAGCAATTGAGAGAAGTTCTGCAATCACTTTTTTCATTTTTCCTCCTCTATTGTTAGACGCAGCAGCAGCCATCGGGGACTGCTGATCAACATGGTCTTGTATTGCATTTTGTACTGCTTGTTCACTAGAAAAGACTTCTCCAGTGTCAACAGAAATATAACGAACTGTTTTTGGCTTAATTTTAAAAGATTGTTGTGCTTTTTTGGTCATATGCTTACTACTCGCTATTAAATTCTGACCTATATAATCACGTAGTTGTTGTCCTTGAAATCCTGCATTGTCTGTAAAAATTCCTTGTACAGGGAAGTCCCAAATTAACTGGCGTATTCTTTTAATAATCTCAATTACGGCTTGTGTGTCACTTTTTATATCTCCAGTTGGCTCTTTAAAATTTTCAATAGGAGTTGGTGGCACAATTATTGTAGTTTTACCTGGAACCTTATTTTTACTAGCACTTTCAGACGAGCCTTCACCAAATTGCTCTGGTAAAGTTTTATAAAACTCTACATAACCGAGCGGTGGCTCTTCACCTTCAGTCCATTCTGGGCGATTCTTTTGTATATACTCAGTTAAACTCTGGGTATCGGTTTCCCTCTTCATCTCTCTTGACATAGTGGGATATTTACGTATTGCATACCAAAAAAGAAGTCGATCATCATCATCTTCTGCTTCTCCAACACCACCTATGACATAAAGCTGAGTAGCCTTTTTGACAGTCAATGTGTGATGTTCGTTTTGAGCAGTTTTAATCTTTTTTTTCATCTTTAGCCTTTTCAGCTTCTTTTTCATCTTCAACTTTTTTGATTTCTTTATCGGTAATAACCTTTTTAATACCTGCTACTACCTTTTTAAAAAGAGCCATTTTCTACTCCCATATCAAATCTATTGTCTTATATATTAAATCTTTTTGATCAGAACTAAACTTCCACCTGACGTCAACATTCTCGTCTGCCCACTCCTTAGGAGTGTTGCTTCCCATTTCTTCCGACATAGCACACCAATCAGCCACCATTTCTAAAACATATTGTGGTGGCATTTTTGTTGCATCTGTGACCGTCTCTGGTGGCTTATTTCTATCTTTCTCGTTAATGGGATCACCATCAATTGAATCATCCCAGTATTCAGGATGATGCTTGTTTGTTTTTACATGATGACCTGTAGCTTCATGACATTTATCCTGCCATTCAGCTGGTATTTCATATTCTTCGTCCTTATCTTTACATCTATATTCCCACGAAACAAAGAGATATGGCTTATACTCTGGACTCTGAAATTTGCTCTCGTCGTGATCATCAAAGTCATAATCACAAACTTCACTCATCTTTTCTAAGTACTTATTCACTAGGTCAATATGACGCTGAGTTCTCTCTGCAAAGTGCTCCTTCATTTCAAGAGTTGGCTCAACATTAGCTAAAGCTCTTGTACTTGCTGTTATTTTTTTAAAGAGAGCCATTATCTTACCTCTGTTAGATCCGTCTTAGCAATTGCTTCTGATACATTTTGAATTATCAATGCAAAAACTCTCATTAGATTGCCAAATTCAGTCCCAACCTTTGCAAAGCGAGGATCTTCTTTGGTAATTCGTTTAAAAGATTTGTGCAACTTTTCAGTTTCTCCATACAATAAGCTAGCATCAAGTTTTGCTTTAGTTTCATCTAATTTTGCATCTATGGATTCTTTCAACTGGTCTTTTACATTACTCATTCGAGCCTTAAAAGTCTCCATATATACATTATCAAAATTCGACTCTTGACCTTCCATAGCTTGTTCAAAGACTTTTGCTACATGAGAAAATGTATGGCGTAAGTTTTGTATATTATCATCACCAAAATAATCAAATTTTGGAAGCATTCTGTCAATTATACTGTGCCACTCTCCAAATTGATAATGTAGTGTACGTTCAAGCTTTGCTTGCACATCTACTTCTTCTTTTACAGGCTCAATAGGTTCAGTGAGCAACTCTTCTTGTGGAGCCTCTTCTTGTGGAGCCTCTTCTGGAGCTGGTGTTTCTTCCATATCAACAAGATTGCCCAGATCTTGAGCATTTTTACGCAAAAATTGATCGAGTTCAGCAGCAAAAAGCGTTTTACCTTTTGCTCGCAGACTGTTTACTGTATCAATGATCAAATTTAAATAACTCATACATCTCCTCTTAAAGCTATGAGACCTTCATTTAATGAAGGAATATCAATACATTTATAGATTTTTTAACCAATTTCGGTACCTTCGCCTGCTGGTGGTGCTGGCGGTGCGCCTTCTCCACCTAATCCACCGAGATCTCCACCTTCAGGAGCAATCCCCTCTTCGCCAAAGCCACCCTCGCTTCCACCACCTATTCCGCCTAGATCTGGCATCTCAAGTCCACCAGGTCCACCTTCTTCATCACCTCCTATTTCATCTGAAGTAGGAAGCTCTTCATCTTTATGTAAATCGACGATTGGCTTATCTGAATCAAGAGCACGTAACTCTTCGAGAGACATCTTACCAAGTGCTTGTGATTCTTTTATGAAGATTGCAGAATCAATTGCTTCTTTACGTAGAACCTTTCGATTTTCTTCATAATCTATGTCAAGAATTTCAAACAAAGCTTGATCTGATACTTTACCTGGAGCTTCTGGTGTTGCAAGAAGTCCTACAAGATTACTTGTATAACCATCAATGTCTCGCAGATTTAGCTTATTCCAAATCACCTTTGGACAAACTAGTCTTTGCGCGCCCTTTTCTCGAACATAGAAATCTTGAAGCTTACAAATTGGCTCCATGACTTTCTTTTCAATCCATTCTGATAGTTGCTCGCGGAAACGATCATAACGTACACGTAGTACTTCGAGACCAATTGCAGCTGTACTGTAATTGGGACCTTCACCGTTGAGGATTGCTTCGGGAGCGAGAAGCCCTGTATATAAATTCTTATTGATTGCTTCCCACATTTGACCTACATCGAGTGTTGTTCCACTATAACCAACTCGTTCAATATTAACAGCACCATGGGTTATCAATTTGAAATCTGGATCATACTGACTTTCTTCAATTATATCCTGGAATGCTCTAATGTCTTCATCATTTGGTTTCCAAGCACCTTGTGGATCCCCTAACTTAACAAGAGTCATAGGGTTAATCATATCATCTGCTTGTGCAAATTGAGCTTCTCGAATCTTATCGTATAACATTAAATCTTTATAAACCGACGTAATTAACGATGTACCACGCTGATCATAGTCTGACGCCAACATTTTGAGGTGTGATATGTTAAAATTAGGAAGAGGAATGTCCTGTCCTTTTTGTACATAATTTACAACCTCTGCGGGTAATTGTTGTCGAAGTTGCGCATCACCCTGACTCATTCCCTGAACAACTTTTCTTAATGAATCATCAGGTACAAGTCCAAATACAGGATCTCTGGCTAACGACGAGTAGCGAACTCTAATAAAGTCTGGATTATGAACAAATCCATAATCCCAAATTCCATTTTCTTCATCAAGCTCAAGATAGGGGAAGCACTCTCCTAACTTCCAGTATTCTAAAGAAATACCTAAAAGAAAACCTCTAAAATTTATCGTTCGAAACATCTCTTCAAAGAAATCTTTTATATCTGGATCTTCGCAGGTGATATTAAACTTACTAATAGGATAGGTGGCATGTAAAGTGACGGCATTACGTACAATAGGATTGGTTGAGAAGAAGTGACGATTCCACGCGTTTAATGTCTTCTGGTCGCGGGGAAGCATTAAGTTAGTCATCTCATAGAGAGGACTATATACTTTAGGAATATTACGCACAACAGCAACACCAGGAGAAGCCATACCAGATCCTGCTGTCTTTGTCATTGCCGTTGCCTTCACATTCTTTGCCGCTTCACGACGTTGCACTTCTGCTTGAATATGTGGAGGCAAAGGAACGGCGGGTTTAGCAGGTCCGCTGTGCTGTTGTCCACGTCTGCTGAGATCATCGCCTCCGCCAGAATTTCCTGTTTTATCTGCCATATCACTTCCTTCAAAATAGAATATCTATTTTATTATTATTTTACCATACTTGTCACTCTAAGAATTGCTGCTGCTTCTTTTTTATATCCTTTAGAAAGAAGATCTTTTGCAAAAGCAGTTAATTGTTGCTTCAAACTACCAGGCTTCAAATATGTAATTGTACTATCGTGAGACACACTAGAGGGACGTGCTTCTGGGTAGTCTTCGTCGTCTCCTGTTAATTTAATAATTGCATCGTCATCAATTTCTGGGTGTTGCTTTTTAATCTTTTTCTTACGCAACTCTTGATCATCTTGCTCGTCTTTCTTAAAAACAGTCATATCAATCTGCTCTACCTGAGCAGCTCTTGCTCGCCTACGTTCCTGAAGCTTAGCACCAACAAAAACATGTGGTCTTCTATTATATTCTTCACGAACACGATCAAGACGCTCTTTCTTACTTTCACTCTTATGTCTGTCATATGTTGGACGTTGAACAAGAGCTTCTGGAGTTTCTGTAGGACCTTGCTCGTCCATAGAAGATTGATCTGTTTTTTCTTGTTGAGCCTTATCGTTATGAAAATAGCTATCATTAGCTAATTCCTTGTCAATATTACTCCAATCTTCAAGAAGAAATTCATCAAAATAATCGTTGCTAACCATTTTTATCCTTTATACTTCATCGAACAATAAAGAATCTAGACACTTAATCTTATCTAAATATGAGTCTGGATATAAAAATCTTTCTGCTGCTACAATACTACTTAGCAGACTATTTCCATCTTGACTCGTAAACGCAAATCCTACAACCCTTTTTCCATCAACATGAAGCGTATCGACTGGAATGATTGCTTGATTCAATATTCTACCCAGTAGTGGGCTGTGGTCACGTGCAAAACTAAAAATTGTTCCTGCGTCTTTTTTATGTGTAATAGCCATAAGAGGATTTGCCTCTGCTTGTTGGACTATCTTAGCGGCTGTTGTTGATTTTTGTAGCTCTAAATCAAAATGAATTACATGCATATATTGTGTTGGAACCTTAACAGCAGAAGAAAATATATTAAGATTACAGCCTGTTGTTTCAAATAACCTTACTACATCTGTGGCGTGATGAGTTCCATAAATGTTGTCATCGTGCTTTCCTACTGTTGGAGATGCAATGAATGAGGTCTGACTGATGTCCGATGCACGTCTGATGCATATGAACGTTCCACTGTTAAGAATTGATTTGTCTTTTTTAAAGCCAAACGTTCTGATTAGAGATGCCATATTATGTGTATTACAACTGACTACCTGGATAAACTGATCTTTTGGTGTGATGATATGATCATTAATTTGATGCGCATACGGTTTACCAAAACCTGCTTCACTTCCTTGAGCAATAAATCCTGCTGTATTATCGGCAAACTTTAAGTAGTATTCTTCCTTATTACTTCTTCCAATACCAGAAGGTGTACAATCAATAACAACTGTAGCTTTTGTCAAAGCTCTATGCAAAGTCATTTTTGGATGCAACCCAATTTCACGAAACTTTTTAAAATCTCTTCCGGAAGTTACACATAAACGAGCACCAAGATTGATCAACTCCATAACCTTACTTCTGTCAGTGTACAAAGGGGTTCTTTTATGAAAGATTACCTCGTCAACCCCAAGCTCGACTCTCATTCGAGCAAATAGGGTGATCAGAGGTTCACCAATTGTTCCTGTTCCGATGATCAATACAGTTTTAGTCATACTCTTCTCTTTCTAATTGATCCAATCCATTGGATCTTCCATGTCTTCTCCTGGGAGAACGGCGCCATGAGCAGGATCGCCTACTCTTTTTTGTACTATTCTAACGAGATCTCCAGATATAGGAGGAGCCATTGCCAGAGAGCTGTCTCTTAAATCAAAATATATTGCTGGTTTACCATCTTCTATGTCTTCACAGAAACCCCTTTGTCCTTTATAAAGCCTATATTGTCCATGCCTATCTCTTACTACATAATCTGATTTCATCTCAACAATATCTCCAGGCTCTGGCCAGCCTAAAGGATAATTAGCAGGCACATCATAATCTGGATCTTCTGATACAGATGGTCTCTTTTCTGGAGAGAATGATATTGCAATCTTATCGAGAAGAGAAGCAAATTTGGGGTGTCCTTTTTCTTCAAGACGCATAGCGAGCTTGAGTAGTTCAACTCTTTGACTAGATACTTTACCCAGCAGCACTTTTTCTTTCAAGAAGGCCAAATTTGTGGGAATACGCATCATCCATTTCCATCCTGATTCGCCTTCTTTGTTTTTCTGATTAATATAATCGTGAACTTCATTCTTTGTTTTCTCTTTTAAGAAATCTACCCAACTTATACCATCTGGGTATAATGGAATAATAAATGTTGCGTTTCCTTCTGCCTTATATCGCACTAATGTGCCATCTCTGTTCACTCTTGCACGCATAGGTTTTGTATTCATAAGTATTATAGCAGGAACACCGTCAATCTCATGTTCTATTCCATAATATCCTGTATTGGGCTCAAGAATAAAACCATCCTTTCTCTTATAATGCGACGTTGGTTTTATTGTTAGAGACTCGTCTGTATGTTGTCTTGGATTTTCTTCCTTCAATGGTCTTGTTATTTGAATTATTTGTTTTCCTTTTTTTGCACATTGAGTCAGTAAGCCTTGCATTCCTTTAATTACATCGTCCTTACCGAAATCAGGTACAATACTATCATCCTTAGCTTTAATACTCTCTCTTATCCAAGGTCCTGCATCCGAATCTCCTTCTGGAAGAATTATAACAGGATCTCCTTCTCCTACACTATTTTTGAGGGTTTGCTCTTCTAGTGGTATGATTGGAATTGACTTAATTCGCTCTTCTTCTCTAATTCGCTTTTCTTCTTTAATCTGCACTTTTTCTTTGGGAACAACTTGCTTATTGATGATTTCCTTAGCCACCACGATAGCATTTGCTCCGTCGGCAAGGCTGCCACGCCCTGTCCTATCAAAACGATTAGACTCTTCTTTCCATGCTTCGATCAACTGCTTCTCAGTAAGATTAGGATATATACCCAACAAGGCACGCATTTCATTTCTTATCTGATTTTTTATCCTATCTTCTGGAGTTACAACAATAGGACCGCGTCTTTGAGGTTGCTCTTGAGGTTTTCTTTCTGGCTCCGGCTTTCTGCCCTTCATTGCTTCTTCAGCATCCCTGATAAACTGCTCCTGATATTCTACAGCTTCGTAGTCATCCATAGAATCAAAATTACCTTCATCAACACACATTTGTGCTGCTTCTTCCGCGATATCTTCTATTTCTCGTGCACTCCAAAGCTTACCATCATCGAAATTTTTAAATGTTACAGACTCTCCAACCGCAATCTTATCTAAAAAACTAGCAAACTTAGCATATCCCTTTTCTTCGAGCTGCACGGCTATCTTAATTAATTGAATCTTGCTTTGTTTTTTCATTTTTTTACTCTCCCTCCAAAAACTGATGAAATTTATCCTTTAGGATTTCATCAGTAAGATCAATCCCGTCGGTATTATTGTTGATGGCAATAAAAGTATGTGGTAAAGTTTGATAAAATTGCTCTTTAGCTGTCCTTTTTTCTCTATAAATTTCTGCTGTATTTGCAGCTTGTGAATCAGCAATAGACCCAAAGACCTCAACTACAGCCCTAGTGTCTCCTTTTTCGTCAAGAATAAAGAAATCAGGAACAAAGTTTCTATAACCTAACTCCTGCAATTCTGGTATATTAACCTCAAACTTATCTTCAATAGTAGCAACCTTAAATGGGATACTATTTAACTCTAGAAATCTACGTATTCTGATTTCCTCTGTAGATTGAGATAGCCTTCCATTATCTGTATATAAATCGATATATTCCGGTGCTGCTTCTATGACTAAATCACTCCAATTGTCACCGCTTCGCTTGATCGAATCTCTTAAACCTTCAAGAGTTCTATTCATTCCCAACAAGGGCTTATAAATGTCACTGTGAGATTTAAAGAAGCTGTGTGTCAGAGGCAATCCAACTACGTGAGCATCTCTAAGTAAAGCAAGTATTTCATCTCGCGACCAGCTGTGTGCTTGTTTTTCTTGACGTCTATAATATTGAAGCGCTTGTTCAAAAGTAGTTATTGGCCTGTCTTGTAGCAAATTGCAACCTTCACGCTCAAAACCAATCTTAAGAACATTATTTGCCATAGCATGATCAAATGAATCATAAAATACTGGAAAACCTCGAGTTTCGGCTTTTGGTAAAGCGTGATTTGTAATTTGATACATTAAAATTGATGGAAGACTTAATCTACTAATTGGTTGTCCGCCACAATATAAATCTTGTATTGTTTGATCAATCTTGTTTTGGTCCCAATGTTCAAATTTCATTGGTGCCAGCTCTTCATCACAACCATACATTGATTCAAGCTTTTGCTTTGTAGCCAAGAATGAGCGGCCAAGAAGCTGAGCAGCAGCTTTATAAATAACATGATGCGGGTATCCACGGTCACGCCATTTGAGATATAAACACTTGAGACGCTCTGTTTGTTGTGGAGTCCATCGAGGTGCTGCTTGTTTGGTGAAACCTTTAATCTCTGCTTTTACTGTCTCATCAAACTTGTCCCAATTATCAAGCACTACAAACTGCTCACTATCTTCCCAAGGAGTGTCAAAACGATACACTCTTGCATCTGTTGAAGCATCTATCTCATCAAGGCGGCCTACAGTATCATCTATAAAAATTTCAACACCTTCTTCTTCAACTGCTTCACTTTTTTCATTTGCTCCCGTAATTAGCTTATCATATTTAACCTGATTCTTCTCAAGCCATCCTTTTGTTCCTTCGTCCCAACCTTTGCCACGTGCTGTAATTAAAACAATACGATGTCCAGCGTCATGAAGAGAGTTGACTTTTTCTATGGCTCCTGGAACTTGTGGCATATCAATTAATAACTGCTGATTATCGGTTAAATGCGCAAAAACTTTATCTTGAATTTCTTCTCCCACACCTGGGATATCCTTGAGTTTTTTATAATCCCACATGATGTCATTAGGAATCTCAACATATTCTCTTGCCATCTCAATTATTGTTGAGTGCATAGCACATAGCACTTCATCTATGTCAAATCCATATGTCTTCTTCTTAGCTTGTTTTATCAATGCTTTAAGACGCTCAAATTTAAACATTTGGTTGAGGTCTTCTGGTGATGGAGCTTCTTGTTTAAATTGCTGTCTTTTTCGAAGTGCTGACATATCTTCGTCAATACTCTCTATTATTCCACTCAGTTCCGCTGTTGAGTGACCTACATCTTGTCCCATAGCAAATTGATCCTGCATTCTTATAACAGCAAAGCGATCTTTTTCAAGAAGATCAATAGCTCTCTGAATATCTTCGGGGGAATCTTCCTCTTCCGTATCTTTGATCTCTCTCAAAATCCTTTTAATCTCATCAGAATCCTGAGCTTCTTTGACAAACTTCATCGAGCTTCCAAAAGAATTTTCTGGGTGACCAAAGGGAGCAGGAATGAACGAAGCAGGTAAGCTCGAACCTGGTGTTTGTGTTGAATCGCGATCACCACCTTCATAATCTACTGGTACAATTTTAGATGGAGATGGCATTTTATCGTCTTTTTTCTTTTTTTTCTTCTTGTATCGACGTTCATATCCTCTTATTGGCTTCTTTTTCATTACCTTCTCCCTGCTCGTCGTCTTACAATCGCGCCACCAGGTGCTGGCATGTTACGTCCTCCACTAAATCCGCCCGTATCCATATTGCTAAATCCAGATGTCTGCTGAAACTTGTATGCTGCATATGCATAAACAAGTGCCGCGGCACCATCAATTGGTTGTGTTACACCTTGTTTTTGATACATCTTCTTACCGCGACCAGATTGATTGGTTTTACTTACAATCTCAACATTTGATAGATGTCGACAGAGCCACTCTACTTTTGCTGGCTCACTATATGGAAATGCAAAGCCCTTTTGATCAAGCATAAGGTCATACACTTCTTCAAAGACTCTGTGCTTATCTATTGTAATTTGTTTTTCCTTAGGCTTATAATTAAATGCTTGATTTGTACCTGCAGAAGAATATATCTTCTTTACTATCTCTGGATACCTCTCCATTAATTCTTGATTTTGAACATGTCCAAAACCATGATCCGCACAAACCACTCTACACTTATATAACCTTATCCACTTGATAATGTCATCAAGTTGTCCATCAATTACTTTAACCTGCTCCAATCGTTCAGCACGCTCTAATCTAAATTTACCATTGGGGAGGCGAGAGATGGCTACGAACACTGTATATCCACCTGCACCCTCATCATCTTCACCTGAAATTCTCTGTCCCCAGTCAATTCCCGCCCACGTGAAGCGATCTTGCGCTGTAGCATTAATATGCCAATCAAAAGTACTTGGCTCTGTTGTAACGACTTCTACAACTTGAGCGAAGGAAGGACCAGTGTCTCTACCACTGTAGAATAAGCCCATTACTTCATTTGCAAACGCTCTTTCAGTACGATCTTCCAACTTCTTATCTATTGATTCACGTGTAATATCAGGAACCAGTAGTTGATCAATATGATATCCGCGTCGCGATGCTGTATCGGGATTTTCTACTGTTGGCATCCACTTACCATGTTTAATTCCCAATCTCTTATCATAGATTTGCTGGCAACCTTGATCTTCTCGATCATTACATTTTATCATACGTCCTTCAGCAAGATTGGTCTTAAGTAAGCGTTTACCAGGAGCCGTATCATAATACAAAATTTGATAGTGACCACAATGTGGACATTTAACAAAATAATGTCTTTGATCGGAATCTATCCATAATCTATGAAAGTCAGAACCCTCTTCTTTTGGTGTTCCAAAGTCCATTTCTAAACCAAAACCAGGAGGGCCAAACTTACTATGAGACAGTGCTTCCTGAGTATTTTCTCGAGCTGCTCGAGGTAAGTCCTGAATCTCATCAAACAGCACATAATCTAACGGAGTACCACGAAGACGGTCACCAGACTCACCTGAACCCTCAATCATAATGAAGTTTCCTTCAGTGAATTCTTGTGACATCACTGAACCATCTCCTTTGAGACGAGACTGCAATGCTCCATTAATTGACTCTTTTACACGAGGACTAAAGACAATCTTCGAATATCTACGAGCCTGCTCAATCTGCGGAAATGCATGAAGTCCACGAATATGGTCAAAGGCACCGCTTGTTGCAATATACAACGAAATGCAAGATGCTGTTGTCGTCATTTCAACCTGACGACCTTTTCTAATAACACATGGCTTTCCTTTTGGTCCAGGTGCCTCTAAGCAAAGATATCTATAAATCTCATGTAGATAATCTCTACCACAATCTGATAATAAAAATGGATTACCATCAACCGTTAGGGTCTTTTCCACAAAAGCAATTGGATCTAAAATTGCCATATCTGATAAAAGATCACCAGTAAGGAATGGCATATCATCTTGTTTTTTCTTAGCCATATATTTCTTTCAATAAAATAAAGACAGGTAAAGCTCAAAATGAGCTTTACCTTAATGATTAGCTTTAGCGAAGTCGACTCTTCATTGACCGTGCCCTCTAAAGGGTGTCGCATTTAACACGGCTTTTGACCAATCAGCGACTAGTTTTTTATTGCGTTGCCCAGTCTACTGTTTCTTGCCACCATCTATCAAATGTCGTCGTTAGATGATCTATACCTGGCTCATCGTCTCTAGGCTCTACTGGTTGAGCAAAAAAAGGAGTATCAAAAGCTCGATCAAGTATATCCTGATCTACTTGACTCAATCTTTCATTAAGTTCCTGTTCACTAGCAACATCTGTAAGAGTGACTATCAACTCTTGCTCGTTATCCCAAATCTTATGTTGGTTCTTCTTAAAATTCATTGGATCGCCATTGCAGCTTGGACATTCTATTTTTTTAAATCCTTGATAGCCTGCTGGGTCTCCACAAAGAGGACAAGATGCCTCTTTGATTACTTTTTTCCAGCCACCTTCATTTCTTCCTGAATAATAGCGTCAATCATATCAGCTTCTTCAGAAAGACCTGCTTGATCAAGTTGATCAGCAATTTGAGCAAGCTTTTGGAGTGTGTTCATTTTAGCCTTTTTAGAAATACCTTTGAGGGAACCTTCAGTGCATGTTGGAGCTTTGCGAGCAACCTCTTCCATTACCTGCGCTACCTCATCAACTGTCTCAAAATGTGCATCACCTGGACCGACATCGGGAATATCTGTTCCGCCGCCTGGATGTGCAAGTTTAATTTCATCTTGTGTTGGTCCTTGTAGTCCACTTTCATAGTACGAATCCTGATCAAATGCTTTCTTCTCTGTAGAAGCCTTCTTCATAAGACCTTTTCCATACTTACTGTCCCAAAATTCTCTTAGTACGTCTGACATTTGTGAGTCCTCTCTCAATTATTTGGACATTTTGTCCAGTAAATTTTGTATCTGTTGGTCAACACGATCTGCTTGTTTAGTTAATCCTTGCTTATCTAATTGCTCTGCCAATGCAACGAGTCGTTTAATTTTAGATGCTGCAGGAGCGAGCACTTCATCTTCTTGCTCTTGTGGTAATTGAATTACGTTTTCTTCTTCAAAATCCTCTTCCTCTACAATATCAAATGTTGGCTGAACTTCAGGAGCCTCTGGTTGGGGAGCGGCAAGTCCACTTCCTAAGTCTTGTACAACTGCTTCCTTTATGGCCGCTCTAAAGGCTACCTCATCCATCTCCTCGCCTGACTGATCTTGCTGAAGCAATTGCTCCATACTGTCGTAGATCTTACCACCATCATCAATCCAAAGATCTCCTCCTGCTGTCTGAGCAAAAGTCTCAATCAAGGCTCTACTAAAAATGTCTGCTGATGGACGTATTTGTTGTTTTGGCGTCTTTATAAGACTTTCCTTTGAAGAGATCTTTGGATAGCCCTTGGGAAGAGTGAATTTACCACTTGGCTTCTTTTTTACCTCTTCAACTATCTTCTCTTTTCGCTCTGGAGGCTCACCAGTAAATAGTCCTCCTGAAGGAGAAGAGGTAATGTCACGCTCTTCAACGTTGGGAATCCAGGTTGATTCACTTGGTTTAAGCGCTGAACCAGGAATAACAATCCCCTTCTTTTCTTTTCCAAGATCCTGAAGTCTGATTCCAGGCTGATCTCCAAAGTCGGCAGAAGTTACTTGTTTAGCAATGTAAAAATTAGGTGTAAACATTGCCTTTTCCATTAGATCAGAAACTCGATCGGCAACATCATTCTTTAAAGACTCTTCACCTTTAGGTCCAATTGGAAACTGGCTCGTGCCATATTGTATTGGCTTATAGTCTGGGTTTGGAACATTCTGTACAAACCACTTATCTGCCAAATTACGAAAAGCCTCAAAGGTTGGTCTTTTGTCTGCCAAAGCTACACCAGGAGCAGGATTTTCTTCCGTAGTACCATCTGGATATTTTTCTTCAAGCTCAGCTTGAGTCTTGCATTCAGCAGGAGAACTAACGAGGTAAGGATATGGATTATCCATCATATAGAAAGTAAGCAAAGCATTTGGATAACGACCCGTCGTTCCTGTGTGAGCCTTTGAAAAATCAGTATAAGCTTGCTCAACAATATGTTCAAGAAAGTTTTGCTGAAGTCCAGGAAAAGAGGAAATACCACTATAGAAGGCCTCTATGGCATCTCTTTCTGAGTTGAGTCTCTTTGTGCTTCCACCTTGATCTTTTTTCTCTTGTAGTATTCTCTCTTTTTCTTCCCAAGCTTTCTCTACACCTATCTGTAGAGACTCGTGCTCGTAACTTCCTTCTCCAATGAGTCTATCAACAAGTGTAAGTCGTTGTTTCAAATCTCTTGCTGACTTAGAATTTCCTAATGCCTGCTGTTGTAGTTCGGGATAAACAGCTCTCAAGGCAGCTACATAGTATGGTAGCATGTTTTCCATAATTTGACTAATGAAGGCTGTGTGATCTACACTTCGAGATCTCCAAACTGTAATTTTAAGAGGCTCATCGTACATTATATTTGCACTACGCCCCTTACCGCGTGCTGTGGTCCATGCTTGAAAGAACATCTTGGAGGCGGCTTTCTGCTCCTGTTCGTAAAACCCTTCTTGCTTGGCTTTTTCTGGAGTTTGAGTAACCCATTCCTTTGCTCGCTCTTTGTCTTCTTCTGTAATTTCTGGCTCTTGAGGATCACCCCATGGATAGTCTGCGGCTCTTTTTTTCATGATCTTCTCCGTAAGTATTTGGTTATCTTTGCTCTTCGAATTAGCTTTTTTGTCATTTCAGCATATGTAAGTACTGGATCTTCTCGTCTCGTTATCTCAACAACTTCTTGTCCTTGACACTCCACACCACATCTCTTCAATAAGGCACATCGACGAATCCTCTTCTTATCTAAGTCTGACTTTTTGAGACTATCTCTTGCAACCTCAGTTGCTATTGGAATCTCTTGCTTTCCTTGAGAAGAAGAAAGTTCTTTAGAAAACATCATACCCTTTTCGTTTCTCATTTTAATAATAATCTTATCTTCTTCAAAAACTATATCTGTGACTTCATAATGCCCTGAATAACCTTGGCGACTCGTTTGTAAAAATATTACTTCACCTTCACTCTGCTCAATCTCAGTTGTTTTAGGGTTCTCTGGAAAATCCACAAATATCTGATTTCCTTCTCCAAGCATAACAACTTTGCCGAATCCATATTGATCGGAAGCAACAGAGTCTGCTACTTGCAGTCTCTCGTCAAAAGTTTCACTTGATGTTGCTTCAAAGCTTTCAAGCTCTGTTGTTACTCTTTGTTGGACCTGTCCACGGATATGTACAAGTTTACTATTTCCAACAGCATTCTCACCACCATTGATTTTAGATTGATCACAAAATATTGTGTATTTCTTGGTACCACCGGAGTCGTTTTCATTAGGATCTCTGATTACATAGAACTTTTCATCATCACAACTTGGACAATTCCAGGTGACTGCCAATTCCCTGTAACTTTCACATGTTGGACATGTTACAGAAACTATGTCTTTTTGTATGTTTTTAACGTGTATTAGGTGATTTTGACCACAATTCCAGCATGCATTTGCATCAACAGATAAAGTAATGGGAACTAAGCTGTTCTCTTTAATTTCTTCTTCTGTTGGATTTTCATATTGAAACTTTGGCAACTCTTCTTTGGTCTCAATTTTACGTTCAGGTTGAACTGCTCTACGTCTGACAATTAATCCATCATATTCACGCGCTGCATCTTTTATATTTGTAATCAAAATCTTATGAAAATCCTCAGAAGTGACTTCCTTTTGATCTAATTCTCCTACTTGATCAAACGATTGCCCTGGATACTCTTCATTCAGATCAGATTTTACATCTTCTATAATTTGATTTGCCAAATCACCCATATTAACCTCGTAGGGTGCTACTTGAAGTCTTGCAAGATGGTGTTTGACAATTTCTAACATAACCTCATCAGTATAGTTGAGCACCTGATCTATAATTATCGTAGGAGCTTCTGTAGGTCTTGCATGAAGAGCCGTTCTCATAACTCGATCTGTAAAAGCAGCTAATTCTTGTTCACGAGACTGCATTGCGCCTTCAGGATATAGCTTGAGATATGCTTGAACAATATCTTGAGTTGATAGTTCGTCGTGAGACTTAAGATGCTCAACAGGTAAGATGCTGGGATTATTGGGGTTGATCCATTCACAGATCATACATCTTACGTAATCACCACGAGACTTATCATAGCCTTGTGATTTTTTATAATATTTTTCTTTTTCAAAACTACTAAGAGCTGTATCAAAGGCGTGTTGAATTCCACGCTCATTTAATCTACCTAGTGCTTGTACTCGCTCCTCTGCATTTTTTACCTTCAAAGCTGTATCAAAATGCTCTAAAAACTTTACGTTGTTCTTACGAGCTCTGCCTTTTGGTGATTTTTTTTCTTCTTTATCTCTTTGTTGTTCAACAGCATCTTGGTAGTCATAGAGCAGAGAATTAATCTCAGACTCAAGTTCTACTCTAGCCTCCCAACTCGCCTCTGGATCCCAGTCTGGATTTTTTAGAGTTCCATCTGGAGTCATGTAATCGCTTACTAGCTCTTGCTGTAGGGTAACAATCTTATCTCGAAGACTAGTGCGAGCATAGACATTCTGTCTGCGGCTCGAAGCCTCCTCGAGTCCACCCATATCTTTTGCATCAAATTCAGTCTTGTCATATGTTAAAGAATCGTCTCTACGTGTAAGGTTGCTAGGTTTTTTCTTTTTCTTTTGAAGAATTTTATCAGTCTTATCTCCAGGTTTAATCCCAGGAAGGATAGAAGGAGGGGCGTCACCAGAATCAACACGTTCTTTATCTTTTTTTACTTCAGGTACAACAAAATCCATTGCTTGTTTAACAAAAATCTGTCGACGTAAAGCACGCTTTTGCATTTCTGACAATCCAGTACGCTCTGCAAAATCTTGAAGAGCATCTTCAACGGAAGACTGTTTCTTATTAGTACTTCGATCTTCCATAGTACGCTTAAGATGTTCTAGATAATTGGCAAATATCTTTTTCATAGATTTTTACTCCACTATTTCATGTCGAGCATCAACAATAGCTCCGTTAGCTGTGGTAACGGCATATGTTCGAATCTCTCCCGTTTTTGCTGACTGATAGGTGTAACGGAATATAGTTCCGTCGTTCTCACCGTCGATAAGCTCCCACCCTGATCCAGGGTCATTTGACCTCATCCATTCATCGGCAACATACTCTTGTGCAACCTTGCGTAATTTACGAGCCTCTTTATGGTATCCTTTACGCACTAGGCGCTTGAAGAGATGCTCCCATTTGAACATTTGATTTAAATCCTCAACAGAGGGAGCTGTCGGATCTTTTTCGTGCGAACCATTTTCATCATTTTCATCATTTTTTAAAAAGAGAGGCTCATCTTATCCTTTATCAACCTGACTTAAGTCCCACGAACTCCACTCGCCACTAACATATCTAGCATGCTCTTGCTCAACAAAAGCTTTAGCTTCCTGGAGAGAGTCAAATGCACCAAGCGGCTCATATTCAAACATAACTTTGAATTGATTTTTACTACCTAGTAATGGCTGTCTATCCTCATCTACCAAATCTTCGCGCAGCTCGAGAGTCATATCCATATGAATTTCATCATCTTCATTTAATTCCCAATTAACCTCTACAAGCTCACCGCTTCCGTCTAATTTGGCTTTACCGGGTATGTTAGTGCAGTAACAAGACTGATCATGTGGTCCATGTTGTTCTGTCAGATTTCCTCCCATGAGATATGGCTCTCTTCTATAAACCATTGTTGTCTCAGGTCCGACTTCCAACTCCTGCCATGGCTGCTCAAAGATAAAGAAATCCTCACCAAAATTCCATCCTCCATACCCAACAGCATAGGACTCGAAGTTATTCTCCCATACTTCTCCACTCTCTTTCCCGGCATCAGGATTTTCTTTCCAAGCATCAGGATTTTTTTCTTTCCACTGAGACATTTTTAAAAGACGACAAGCCGACTTTACGAGTCCTTTCTTATTCATATCACAGGCTAGCTTTACGATGCGATCATGCAATGAAGCAGTACTGCCACTGGGGAAGCTTTTGTATGTTCCATCAGAATTTCTCTGAACGCTTTCCCAATTAGGAGGATGAGGAAATTTATGTAAGGCATCCCAAACCCACCAAAACTGAGGATCATTATCTACAGCACGCTGAATGCAATACGAATATTGCTTTCCACTATCCCAGCCCTTACCTAGCATGTCATTGTATGCAGACTTATGGAAGTCTAATCTACTCTCTGCTTTAGCCATCTCTTCTCATTTCCTCTTGCTGTCGCTCTAACCAGCCCTCAACATCATCTTCCTCGGATTTGATTATGCCCTCATTTTCGAGATATTGAAAAAATTTCTTTTCCTTATATATATCTAACTTATGTCTTTGAATGATATGTCTAAATATTACATTAATGTGTCTCTTAGGTCCTCGAATTATATTGGCAATTAATTCATGAGCCAACATCTTATAAAACTCTTCATCAGAAACAATATCTTCATATTGTGCAGCAAAGGAGCCTATACTGAATAATGCTCCTTGACCAGTAACCATACCAGGCTGCTCTATGTAAGAAGCGATTATTTTTTCTCTCTGTGACAATTCATCAAAGAAAATACGAGCATAAGCAAAAGCCTCATTATAATTCTCTGACGAATGCATAAATCCACTTACTTCTTGCTCTTTATTGTCTTCGACAGCAACACGATAATAGATAGTATCTGTGTCATCGCGTACTCGTAGGGTAACTGTATAACGTGGTTCCACTAGCTGGTCCCTCTTTTTCATTTACATCCTTTAACCAGAGTACAATGTATCGAGATCTACAATCTCTAATATATCATCTAGATAATCTCTCAAATGTCCTTCAGAAAGATATCCCTCAAAAAGAGGATCTTCTTCGTCATATGTGTAATATGCCTCTTCTGCTGCTTTATTTATGTAATCTCGCTTTGCTTGTTCAACTTCCTCTAGAGTGCGATATTTACCTATTGTCTCTTCAGTATCTGTTAAAGCATATCGAGGAGGCTCAGGTTCTTGACTTCTTCCTTTTGCTCTTCCACCACAAGAAGGACAATCTACTCTATTAAACCCTTGATAGCCAGCAGGATCTCCACAATAAGGACAAGAGGCTTCTTTGACAATTTGATCTAAAGTACCAGCCTCTTTTGAAAAGCCCTTTTCGTCGAGAGTCATTGCTAATCGAAGTAGTTTAATTTGATTGTGAGTTTGAAGATCCAACATCCGCTTAGCTTCATCAATCTCTTGTCTGCGCGTTTTTTGAGGTTGAAAAGGAGGAGCCCAATCGTCATCGTCTTCTTCTTCCTTCTCAGAAAATGGTGGACTTTCGAGTACCTTATTCATTTCCTCAATAAACTGTGGCTCCAATGAGTTAAATATTAAGGCAAGATCGTTCTCATCTAACAATTGACCGAGGATGCGACATTTCTCTTCATCTTCATCCCAATAAAGATCAGCCGTATCAGTTATAAAGGTTTCTACTGGATGAACTAGTGCACCAGGAATGTTTAATTCTTGACTAAGCTTTTCCCAATCAACAGGCTCATTACTTGTCCACCAGACATCATTATTACTTCTAAGTCCTTTGAGATGATTTATGTAACCATTCATCAGATATTCCCAAAGAATCTCCTTAACTGATGTTGCCTCTTTAGTAAAACCTTTTAAATTGTTTTTCATATTTTTAACCTTTAT